CAGCGGGCGGCTCGGGGGTGGGCTCCGGCTCGGGCTCTTCCTCGGCGGCGCGCCCGGCCAGCACCTCGCGCACCTGGCGCAGCAGTTCCGGCATGCCCGGGTTGGCCGCGAGCGCCGGAGCGGCGTTGACCATGCCGATCACCATCGCCACGTCGGGCTGCACGGCGCCGTCCTTCGGGGCGTCGCTGTCGGTGAAGCCGGTCGCGGTGCGCAGCGCCTCGTCCGTGATGACGCCGACCTCGTGCGCCTTGAACGCGTCGTCCGTGCTGTTCGGGCGGACGATCAGGTGGTCCACCTTGTAGTAGACGACGTAGTCCTTCACGTTGTCCGCGTTCATCCCGCGCGCCTCAAGCACGGGCCACAGGAACTGCGTCGTGGCGGCGTCGCAGAACCGCGCGAGCGGCGGCTCTACGTGCGTCGTGATCGTGTCCTCCTTCACGAGCCACGCGCCCCAGTGGTTCATCGAGCCGAGGCCGAGCAGCACCTCGGGCGGCGCGTCCTGCCCGAGCGCGAGGCGGCGGATCGCCTCGTCGCGCAGTTCCCGCGTCTCCTCGTCGAACGGCGTCGAGAACGTCTGGAAGTGGACATAGTCGGCGGCCGACCGGCCGGTCCCGTCGTCGGGGATCGGCACGGTCAGCGGCACGACGGCGGCGGCCGACGCGCGGTCCCGGATCGGGGTGAGCATGGCGTCCATGAACGCCGTGTCGAAGTCGACGTCCTCCGCGTCCTCGCCCTCGCCCGCGATGTTCGCCTTGGCCGACTGCATGAGGAACAGCACACCCGCGCCCGCGAGACGCGAGTCCGTCTGGGCCGAGATGTGCATGGTCAGGCCGACGAGTTCGCGCAGCACGGGCAGGCTGGCCTTCGTCGGGCTGGTCGCCTCCTTGCGGCGGCGCGGGTGCGAGTGCCACACCCGGATGAGGTAGATGTCCGACTGCCGGACGTGGATCTTGTCGTCGCTGTCGGCGGCGTCGGCGTCGGCCCACTCGATCTGCACGGACTCGCCGTCGATGATCACCTCGTCGATGGACATGTACCGCCACACGAGGTCGTCCACGTTGACAGTGTCCTCGCCCATGCCGATGGCCTCCGGCGCGAGCCGGAACATCGGGTCGTTGTCCTCCTCGACCGGCACGTCGAGGAACTGCTGCGGCATGCCGACGAGCCAGCCCTCGCCCGCGATGAAGTCGTTGACGCCGAACCGCTGGAGCATCTGCGAGCGCTCCGACTCGGTGCCGAGCAGGTCGAGCACGTCGGCGGGGTCGCCTTCCTCGACGGGCTTCGGCGCGCCCATCTCGTCCTGATCGCTGACCTTGCCGACGTACAACTTCGCCCGGCCGATCGTGTTGGCGAGCGTGTCCGCGAGGTAGCGCTCCTCGCCCACCAGGTCGTACAGGTCCCAGGCCTCCGCCTGCCAGCCGCCCTTGGCAGCGCCGAGGTTGACCGTCCGGTCCACCTTGCGGCCCATGATGCGGGTCGCGGACGCGATGAGCGCCCGCCCGAACTCGCCCAGGCGGCTGGACGTCTTCGGCTTGAGGGTGCCCGTGCTGCGTACGCGAGGCGGGGCGGGGGTCATGGTCATCGGTCGTCCTCCTGGTCGTCCTGGTCATCGTAGATGTCCAGGCGGGCAGCCAGGTGGGCGACGACGTAGTTCAGGGCGAGCGCGCCGAACAGAATCCGCCAGGTGACGAGCACCCCGCCGCCTGCCGCGTCGGCGCCGTACCAGAGAAGCACGGACACGAGGCCGATCCACATACCGAGGCAGAACGGGCAGGTGAACCCGTCGGCCACCCACTGCTTCCCCTCGCTCAGGCGACCGCGCAGGCGCGTCTCCAGGGGGATGAGCATGCGGCGGCCGAGGTCGTCCGCGATGAAGAGGCGCACGAGGCGCAGGGTGGCGACGACGAGGATCGCGCCGTCGAGCAGGGCCATCAGGAGGTTGGGCAGCATGTGACGATCGTACATAGCAGAGCGCCCCGCCTCCGCGAGGGAGACGGGGCGCCGTGCCGGTCAGCCGAAGGCCGCCCGTCGTACTGCGTCCATGGCCGCTTCCTTGTGGCTACAGAGGGCGATCTTGCTACTGCCCGCCTTCTGCTGGAAGTCCAGGTACGCCTCCCACGGGCCGCCGGGGCGGGCGGGCGGTACGACGTACCCCACCACCGTGCCCCGCTGCTTCACGTCCACCCACTCGCGGTGGTCGCTGCGCCCGGTCACCGGGCTGCCCGCTTGACTGCCTCGATTGCTGCGGCCCGGGTGCTCTCGGACGAGACCCGCTTGCTGCCGCTGCTGCCGACGTTGTCCAGGTAGGCGTGCCACTTACCGCCGACCTTGCTCGGGGTGACGATGAACCCGACGACGTGGCCCTTGACCTCGACGTCGGTCCATCCGTTGCCGCTGCGGCTCATCGCTGCGTCCTCTCCACGAACTTGATGTGCTGCTCGCAGAACGACCGCCACGGGCCGCCCGACATGCCGTTGACGTACCGGCGAGCCCACGTCAGCCACTCCTGATCGGTGACCTCCCCGCGCTCGCGCTTGAGGCGCCAGTTCTGCCACTCCTGCGCCGGGGTCACTTGCTCACCGGCTTCACCAGGATGCCGCCGATCTGGACCTCGCGACCGCGCATCAGCGCGTCGCAGGCTCGCAGCCGCTCGTCGACCGTGGTCGAGCGCTTGCCGTGCGCCGCGAGGGCGTCGCCCAGGGCGCCCCTCCACGACGGGGCCTCGAACACCTGCCCACCTACCTTGACCTTCACTCGCGTGCTCCCCTCGGTGTGATGAGGATGCCGCCGATGGTGACGGACACCCCGCGCCGCAGCGCATTCTTCGCTGTCTCGCGCTCGTACTTGTCGGTCCGCCCGGCCCCGGCCCCGCGCAGTGCGGCGGCCAGGGCCTCCGCCCAGGTCGTCCCCGTGTAGGTGACGCCCCGGGCGGAGACCTCCTTCACGGCCGCCGCTTCGGGTTCGCCGTGTGGCCGTCCCCGGCCGTCTTGGCGGACTGCATCGTTGCGATGCGGTTCGCGGTCCACCGGCAGCCCGTGACCGTGCACCAGACGAAGAACGTCTTGGTCACCTTGTCGTAGTCGAACTCGGTGCGGTGGATCGGCTCAGCCATGCTGACCTCCTGGTTTGTCGTTGTGCTGACATACGTAACATTAGCATCGGTGCCAGCACGGCACAACCCCAAACGGGAGGAATTACCGACCCGGTATCCGGCGCTGCGTGATGCGGGCCGAGCCGGTGCGGGCTCGCTCCGGCTTCCGGGCCGCCGCCGGGTTGCCCAACTTCATCGGCGCCGCCGTGCGCAGGCGCCCCAGGCAGTGCACGAGCACGTCGACCATGTCGTCGTGCGCGCCGGTGGGGAAGTTGCGCGTCTCGGTGAGCAGGTCCGTCACCCACTCGCAGCCGGGCTCCGAGGGGTGCGGGAGCAGCACGTTGCCCGCCTCGACGGTGGGCGTCTGCGCGCGAGCGCGGACCTCCTTGCTGTCCTTGGGGTTGACCGGGATGATGCCGTCGATTTCGTCGCGGAGCACGTCGATGATCGCCGTGCCGTTCGCCTTGTCCTCGATGAGCCGCGTCGTGACGTGCGCCGCCGAGAACGCGCGCACCTGCGGGAGCGTCGCCGTGAAGGACCACTTGTCCCGCACCTGCGCCGTGAGGATACGCAGCGCGCCCCGGCGCACCCACCGCTGGCCGACGACGTAGTCGGACGACTTGGTGTCCTTGAACGCCATGTCCCAGCCCTCGACCCAGGTGTCGCCCGCGTGCGGCTGCGCGACGTCGGGCAGGTACAGCACATCGACGCCGTTCGCGCGGGCCGGGTCGGTGGTCCAGTAGCGCCACCACCCGACGTCGAAGATCGCGCCCTTCGCGGGCGAGGGGCGCTGCTGGTAGAGCGCCGCCCACACGTACGAGCCGACGTCGCGCTTGACCCCCTCCCACCGGACCAGGGCCTCCTCCGGCGTCTCGTCCACCAGCGGCGTGAGCAGCGGCTCGCCCGGCGCGCGGCCGAGCACGTCGTCCTCCTCCGCGAGGGCCGGGAACGAGATGACCTCCCACTCGGTGGGGTCGCCTTCGTGCTCGGCCGACAGCAGCCGCCCGATGAAGTCGTCCTCGTGCCACCGCGTGCCGATCGCGATGACGAGCGCGGGCGGCTCCAGGCGGGTGCTCGCGGTGGACAGCCACCAGTCCCACACGGACTGCCGCAGCAGTTCCGAGTGGGCCGCGCCGAAGTCCTTGATGAGGTCGTCGAGCAGCAGCACCTTGAAGCCACGGCCGGTGATCGAGCCGCCGACGGACCGCGACAGGACGCCGCCGCCCTCGGCCGTCTCCCACTCCTGCGCCGCCCCGGCGTCGGGCGCAATGCGGATGCCGAGTTCGGGGTGCTCGGTGACCCACCGGCGCACGGCCCGGCCCCACGCGGTGGAGAGGCTGGCCTCGTGCGAGACCATGCCGATCTTCCACTCGGGGTGCCGCCGCAGCAGCCACAGCGGCAGGTACTGGCTCGCGAGCGTGCTCTTCCCGGCACGGGGCGGCATCGAGATGGCGATGCGCCGGTTGCGCCCCGCCTCGACGTCGGCAACGGCCTGCTCCAGCCGCTCGGCCAGGTACGTCAGGTGCGGGCGCGAGCGGTAGCCCTCGTCCAACTCCTGGGCCTGGTCGAGCGGCGTCCGGGGCAGGTCCACCTGACTCGCGGGCAACGCCTCCAGCAGCGCACGCGCGGCGGGCTCGGGCAGGCTCTCCAGCAGGTCGTAGACCTGCTCCTCCGTGAGGTCGGCCAGCATCGCCACCAGTTCGTCGTTGCTCATGGTCACATCTTGCCGTCCGTGAGCACGAGCGCGGACGCCACGGCCATGTGCATGTCCAGGTACTGGTACGTGCCGAGCCGCCCGCCGAAGTGGACGTCCGGCTCGGCCGCCGCCCGCGCCCGGTAGTCGAGCAGCAGCGCCCGGTCGGCCGCCGTGTTCACGGGGTAGTACGGCTCGTCGCCGGGCTCGGCCTCGCGGCTGTGCTCGGTGGCGATCAGCGTCTCCAGGTCGGACATGCGGCGGCGCGGCGTGAAGTGCCGGAACTCGATGGTGCGCGTGTGCATGGTGGTGGGGTCGGCCTCGTTCATCACGGCCGTGCCCTGGTAGTCGGCGCCGTCGACCCGCCGGTGGCGGAAGTCGAGCGTGCGCCACCGCAGCCGCCCGGCGTCGTGCCCGAAGTACGCATCGAGCGGGCCGGTGTAGACCACGGGGATCTGGCCGAGCACGCCGTGCGTGTGCTCGGGCGCGAACCGCACGCCGAGGTTCACCTCGATGAGCGGGTGGTCGGCCATGTTCGCCGCGAGCGCGCCGTAGCCCGTGTGCGGCATGGCCTGGTAGCGGTCCGAGAAGTACCGGCTGTCGTAGTTGTACCGGACCGGCAGCCGCTTGATCACGTCGGCAGGCAGGTCGCGCGGGTTGGTCTGCCACTGCTTCGCCGTGTAGTCGCGGATGAACGCGTCGTACAGCGGGCGGCCGACCTCGCACAGCGCCCACTCCTCCAGATTGGCTGGATTAGTGATGCCCTCCTCGATGCGCGCGCGGTTCGCCTCGTGCCGGATCAGCGCCCGCGCGGAGGACGGGCTCAGGTCCTCGCCGTAGAGCGCGTTGATCGTCGCGAGGTTGATCGGCATCGGGTACACGCGGCCCGCCCGCCGGGTGAGCACACGGTGCTCGTAGCGGTCCCACTGCTCGAACCGCTGCATCCACGCCCAGACCCGCTCGTTGCTCGTGTGGAAGATGTGCGCGCCGTAGTCGTGCACCTCGATGCCCGTCGTCGGGTCGGTGTGGCTGTAGGCGTTCCCGCCGACGTGGTCGCGGCGCTCCATGACGGTGACCCGCCGCCCGGCCTCAGCCAGACGACGGGCCACCGTGAGGCCGAACAGCCCGGCCCCGACGACGAGGACGTCGCTCATGCGGACGCCCCCGGCGGCGGGACGTCGACCGGGTGCCCGCCGGTGCGCGGCTGGCGCACGAGGTCGACCTCCGGCCACTCGGACTTCTTCTTGGTGTTCCAGCGGAGGTAGTCGGGCCACTGTGCGACGAGCGCCTCCGACGAGCGCAGCACCTCGGCGTAGTTGCGGCCGTCGGCCTGGCAGCCGCCTGGCGTGTAGAACTCCCCGACGGGCGCCGTGTCGTCGCTGCGCAGGACGCCGCCGTCGTACCACCACGCACGCAGGGTGAGTTCCTGCTCGTCCTTGTACTTGACCGTCTGGACGTGCACGGGGTGGCCCGGCCGGTTGACGAAGCCGTAGAGGTTGAACATCACCAACTTGAGCCCCGTGCTGTACGGCCGGTCGTGCCGCATGTAGAACGCGTTCGGCACCGGCGCCGCGCCCCAGACGTGCAGCCCCTCGCGCTCGGTGTCCGCGAACATCTGCCGGAACCAGGCGTCCAGGTCGGCCACCTGCACAAGCGCGTCCTTCCCCGACGGCGCGACGGCGCGCATGACGCGCTTGATGTCGTCGTCCATCGAGACGATGCGCTCGCCCGCCGGGAAGTCGCGGAGGATCTGCTGCCGCTGCGGGCCGATGCCCCGGTGGTTCGTGATGCGCGCGTTCACGCCCATCCCGCCGAGCAGGTCGATGTACGTGTCGATGAACGGGTCGTGCGCGTGCAGGTAGACCGTGATGGCCTCGCGCGGGACGCCACCCGCAAGCAGGGTGGACAGCGTCTTGCGGACCAGGCCCTCGGGGCGCTGGTAGGACGGGATGACGACGGAGTAGTTCACAGGGCGCTCTCATCGTTCACGGGCCGAGGCGTGGGGTTGCCCCAACTGCCACGGCGGTCGGCACTCTTTGGACGGGTTTCCTTCGTGATGAGCCGGTCCGGGGTGTAGTCCGGATCGGCCATGCGCTCTTCGCGCTCGGTCCGCCGACGGCGAGCCGAGGCCGTCTCGACGGCGTACGTGTGGCAGTCCTTGAGGCCGCGCAGCGCGTAGTAGACCACCGAGATTCGGTAGCCGCCCTTCGCCGTGACCTTCATCGGCGTGACGCCGTGCACGAGCCCCTTGCCGTAGAACATGACGGCGTAGCCGTCCTGGCACGGGACCACCATGTCGTACTCGGGGATGTGCAGGTGCCCGCCCCGCACGTTCCGCCGGATGACCGGCATGGCCGACCACGCCTCGAAGTTGTTCCCGTCCCGGTGGTAGGGCAGGGCGCTCTCCGAGTTGATGACGCCGCTCGTCCACAGGGACTCGTCCGACAGGCGCCACTCGGGCAGCACCTGCTGGATGGTCTCGCGGTCGGCCAACTCGATCTCCGGGAACGCCTCACCGAGGGCGCGGCCCATGGTCTCGCTGTAGGCCACGAGGTGCGCGTGCACGTCGGGCTGCTCGTCGGCGAGCCGGGCCACCATGCACGCCTCCTGGCGCATCATCGGCTTGCGCGGCCGGTTGCCGAACGTGCGCGAGGTGTTGCTCACCCCGGACGACCGGGCCTGCCCCGCCATCGGGCCGCCCATCTTCACCTGGAGGATGTTCCGGCGGAACGCGGCCCGCTCGGGCATGGCGAGGTTCGCGAGCACGGGGGCGCCCGTCTCCTCGTCGACGAACAGCACGTCGCCTCGGAACGTCGGCTCCAGGGCCGGGGCCTGCGTGCCGACGAGGGCGCCCGCCTCCTCGTAGGACATGACGCGCTTGATCGGCACGCGAGGGATGTCGTCACGCATCGAACGTCTCCACGCCCAGCGCCTCGTCGATCGGGTCGACGTCGGCCTGCTCCAGTTCGGCGGGCGGCTGCACGTCGGAGAACTCCTGCGCCAGCCAGATCTGCACGGCGCCCGCGTTGTTGTCGACGCCGTAGCGCTCGCGCAGCGCACGGAGCCGCGCCTGGATGGTCGGGTACTCGCTGATCGCGTAGTCGAGCACCACGAGGCGCCGCCCCTCGGCCGCGTACTTGCTCGCCGCCTCGCGGCCCTCCTCGGCCGTGTTCTTGAGCGGCACGGACTTCTCCGTGACGGTGGGCGCGGGCTCCTCGGCCAGTTCCTCCAGCCGAGCCCGCAGGTCGTCGGTGTCGGTCTCGGTGAAGCCGACGCCCTCGTAGTCGTCGAGGCCGTCGAGCAGGTCCAGCAGCGCGTCGTCCACCCAGCCGCCGAGTTCGGTGCTGCGGTTCAGGGCGATCAGCGCGGCGCGCGCCTCCGCGTCGGTGCGGCTCGCCCATCCGACGACGACCGGCACCAGCCAGTGGCCGCCCGCGTCCACGCGGACGCCGTCGGGCGCGTTCTCGCCCCGGTCGCGCATGGCGGTCAGCGTCTCGTGGCGGCCGTGGCCCGAGATGATGTAGCCCGTGCGGTCGTCGCGGACGATCTGGTCGATCACGCCGAACCGGCCGATCGACGCGTCGATGGTCTCCACGCTGTGGCTCTTGGGGTTGGCCGGGTCAGCGAGCAGGTGATCGAGCGGGATGTACTCGGTGCGGCGGGGAGCGGTCTCGGTCATCAGTTGCCTCCGTAGATGGTGGCCGCCCGGTCGGGTCGGCCGCTGGTGTTCTTGCCGTGCCAGTGCCACGTCCAGGTCCGCTCGGGCAGGTGCTCGAACTTGGCCCCGGCGGCGAGCAGGCGCTGCCACAGGCCCCAGTCCTCGCAGTCTGCGTGGGGCCACTCCGGGCTGTTGGTCTGCGGGAACCCGCCGACGGCGACGAACAGGCTCGTGCGCACGAGCGCCGTGACCGGGATGTAGTTGTTCGCCTGGAGTGCAGACGCGCTGAACGGCTGCCCGAACGCGGGGCGGCCGTCGATGAGCAGCAGGTTGTCGCCCCGCTCGTTGGCCGGACGGCCCCCGGCCATCAGGTCGAACCAGGGGTAGACGACGTCGGCGCCGGTGGCCTCGGCGTGCGCGAGCAACTTGCCGACGTGCCCCGGCTGGAACTCGTCGTCGTCGTCGAGGAACGCGATGAACTCCGGGTCGCCCCCGGCGTTCAGGGTGTTCAGCACAGCGAGGTTCCGGCAGTAGGCGGGGCCGCGCCCCATGTGGTCCGTCTCGATCGCTCCAGCGACGAGCAGGTCCTCCTCACGGATGGACTTCACGGCCCGCTTGAGCAGGTCCTCGCGGCCGGTGATGGTCGGGATGACGATGAGCACGCGCGCGTCCTGGATGCGCAGTTCCTTCGCGGCGCCCATCAGCGGAGCCACTGGAGGAACGTCACGCCGCGAGGCGTGGGCAGGCTGAGCCGGGCGAAGCCCAGCGTCGCTGCTGCGTCGGCCACCTGCTGCGAGAAGGCGCCGTACTTGGTGGCCGTGGGCTCGCCGCAGTCGTGCACGCCGACGATCGCCCCCGGCGCGAGCAGCGGGCGGATCGCGTGCAGTTCCGGCACGCGCAGGTCGAACAGGCTGTCCAGCCAGGCGAACCGCACGGACCGCGCGTGCGTGCCCAGGTCGACGAGGTGCTGGATGCCGCTCAGGCTCGGCTCCATCGTGACCTGCACCGGCAGCCCGGCAACGCGGTCGGCCGTGGCGGCGACGCGCTCGGGGTCCACCTCGAACGTGATGAGGTGCCCGACGCCCGCCGTGTGCAGCACCTGCCCGATGAGTTCGGCCGTCTGCCCGAAGGCGGACCCCGTCTCGATGACCAGGTCGGGCCGCAGCGCCTCGACGAACGCGGCGGCCAGGCGGCTCACCTCAATCTCGGTCGAGTCGCTGTCCGGGCTGTGCCAGCGCTCCGGGTGCGGGCAGTCCTTGCGGGACGGCGTGAACCGGCTCTCCAGTTCCATCAGCGGTATCCATACCTCTCGGCTCGGTCGATGAGCAGGTGCCCATCGCGGTGTTCGTACAGGTCAGCGATCGTAGGCCGGTGGTGGAGCACCTTGCTCGGCTCGTCCGCGTTCGCGTTGGGGCGGCCGACGAGGGTCATCGCTTCGCCCACCATGCTCGGGGTGATCGTCTCCCGAGTCAGCCTCCGCAGTTCGGCCAGGTGCGGCGCCTCCAGGTAGATCGTGCGGTGCGGCACCGTGATGAGCGGCGCGTCCCAGAACGTGGCCCACCGGATGACGCGCCCGAGCCAGTCGGTCGCACCGCCGATGATCGGGCAGTGCCGTAGCGCGTAGGCGGCGAACGGCTCCTCGACGTCGCGCAGGAACCCGCGCTGCATCGCGCTCTGCACGACGGCGTCCGGGTCGCGCATCATGCGCACGATCGACGTCCGCGCGGGCAGGTCAGCGACGAACGGCGCGGCCAGCCAGGAGGAGTCCGACGCCGGGAGCGTGCCCGGCTCCGGGCGGGCTGTCACGGTGAACTGTGCCTCGTGCCCGCACGGGCGTCCGAGGGCGGTCATCATCGCCGCCGCCCACGCCGTGCCGGATCGGCCGCACCCCGTGATGAGGAACGGGCGGTCAGTCGTCGCTGTCGGGGGCATCTGCCAACTCCTCGGCCGTCGCGCTCGTGACGATGACGTCGACCCGCACGCGACGCGGGTTCGCGAGCGAGCCGGACGCCGGGCCAGCGGGCGGGCGCTGCGGGTCGTTGCTCGGCGGTCGCTTGCGGCCGAGCCAGCCGCCGCTCACTCCTTGGCCCGCAGCGTGAGCACGGTCATGGCGGGCACGTTGAAGGCGTAGAAGGCGTCAGCGGGCCGGGCGGGCTCGTCCCGCACCAGCAGGACGCCCGGCTCGATGCCGAGGTCGGCCAGGGCCTGGTAGAGCGAGCGCTCCGCCGCAGCCCGGAACTCCGGGTCGCTCAGCACGTCGGCCCGGTGCCGGAACGAGACCTCGCGCAGGGGCGTCTTCTCCGTCACGACGGGTCCGCCGTGGTGACCTCGTAGTAGCGGTACGGGCGCTCCGACACGGGCACGGTCTCGTCGTCGGCCAGGTCCCGCCAGGTGAACGTGTCGAAGTCCGGCCCCATGGACGACTCGTTCCAGCAGCACTCCTCCAGCAGCGTCCGGGCGTTCGTCTCCATGTACGGGTTCGCCTCGGCCTCCGAGGTGAGCACCCGCAGACGCGCTCGGAACGCTCCGAGATACCAGCCCCTGATCTGCACGTTCGTCACAGTTCACGCCTCTCGTTCCAGTGGATCTTGCCGTCGCGGATCGGGCAGATGAACCGCTTGCTGCCCAGGTGGATTTCGATCGTCTTCTGGCCCATGTTGACGGGAATCTCGCGCCCGTCGTCCGGACCGCCCAGGACCTGCGCCTTCGCCATCAGGCGTCGTCTCCCTGCTCGTCGCTGTCGGGGGTGGGCTCGGCCTCGTCGCGCATCGCCATGATCCGCTCCGCCAGCAGGGCCTTCGCGCTGTCGCCGTCGAGCACGGTCGCCGTGCGCGGCACACCGGCGCGGTCGAGCACGCTGTTCGCGGCGCGCTGCCGGTCGGCGGACTTCTCGGCCGTGACCATCTCGCGGGCGAGCACGCCGATGGCCGGGTCGATGAGTTCCTGGAGTCGCAGCGCGGCCTTGCGCCGCACCTGCGGGGCGCTGCCGCCGTGCGTCTTGCACACGGTCCCGCCCTTGATCGGGGCCTGCTCACAGCGCGTGCCTCGGCGGTTCTTGGCCGTGCACTGCCGCCTAGGGGTGCCCTCCGCCATGGGGTCGCTCACGGGTGCCTCCTGTACGTAACATGCGGCCGGGGATGGACCGCCTGACAGACATGATACAGACGCGAGCGCCCCGCCCGCTGCTCGGCTCGTCCGGATGGACGGCTCGTTCAACGAACGGGGCGCTCGGCTTCCCCTGGACCCTGTGGTGAGGCTCCTGGTCGTGAGGCTAGCACCAGGTGCAGGCGACCACTTGAAACCAGGGCAGTTGCTACGTGCCGCTCAGGATCACGAGCACGGCGGCTGTGATGTTGATGGCGATGAGGAACCACAGCAGCACCACGAGGCGCCGGTTCTGCTGCCGGTACTTGCGCGTGGCCGCCAGGGCAACGACCTCGTCGTGCTGCGCGAGCACTTCCTCGTCGGCGCCGTCTCCGTCGCCCACGTACTCGCGCAGGGCCTCCTTGATGACCTCGGTCGCGATCACTTGCGGGTGACCTGCACGTCGGAGTCGCGGAGGGTGACCTCGGTGCCGTCGTCGCGCATGACGGTCACCGTGCGGTCCTGGACCTTCACGACGCTGCCGGTGCCCTTGGCCCCGCGCTTGGTGATCTTGACCCGGTCGCCCGAGCCGATCATCCCAAATCCCCACAAACCCATGATGTTCTCCTTCGGTCGGTACGTGCTTGAAAGTCAGGGCAGTTAGTGCTTGCCGTGGCACTGGAACCCCGCGCACGCGGGGCACCAGTCCTCGGTCTTCGCGCGGTTCTGGCTCCAGCCCTTGCGGGCCGCGACCGCGCGCGCTTCCTCGGGGCGGCGCGCCTGCGTGGCGATGCTGCGGGCGCAGCAGTCACAGCGCAGGTGGGTCGCCTTGAAGTCGGTCATGAGGTCACCTTCGTCTCGTGGCAGCGCGAGCACTCGTAGACCGCGCAGCCGTGGTGCATGGGGTACTCCTCGATGGTCACGAGGTGGTGCAGCGCCCACTTGTGGCCGAGCACCCGGCACAGCGCGTTCACCGAGGGCGCCGGTCGTCGGTGGAGCCCCGGCCCCGCCGGTACGCGGCGAGGCTCGCCCGCTCGATGTAGACCCACTTCCCGCGCTGCACGGTGTTCACCTCGCCGGAGGCGATGATCATCGTGATCCGCTCGCGGGTCCAGCCGGTGATGGCCGCCGCCTCCTTTCGGGAGACGTACTTGGCGGGGTCGGGCTTCTCGGCGCCCTGGTAGGCACGGGGCATCAGGGGAGGCTCCTAACTAGGATGAACAGGGCGAACACGGACAGGATGAGCCAGCCGCTACGCGGCGTGCGCATGGACCACCAGGCGATGTGGTGGCAGAGGGCGACGAGCCCGTAGACGAGCCCGAGCATGAACACCAGGACGGACGCCGACTCGATCACGCCGTCGGCCGCCAGGTCTCCTGTGGGTCGGTCATGTGCTGGTGCTCGACGCTGTGGCCGTAGGGCACCGTAGGGTCGACACGGGCCTCCGTGCGGAACGGGTAGACGTCCACCCGGACGCCGTACTCGCCACCCTGGAGCGCCTGCTCAGCGGCCTTCTCGACGGCGTCGACGTGCTGCTGCGAGCGCTTCTGCACCAGGGTCTCGAACGGGTTCGGCTCGCCCGTGTGGCCCCGCTCGCGCTCCCACGAGAGGTGGAGTTCCATCTCGCTCAGCGCCCGAGGCTGGCCCGGGTAGCGGTACGGCGCCTTCGGCTGGTGCAGGTCGCCGGACATCTCGCTGATCGCCTGCTCGACGCGCAGCGAGGTGGCCGCCTGCTGTGCCGGGGTGCCAAGCGGCGTGCGCAGGGCCTCCAGCAGACGCTCCTCGAAGTCGTCGGCCGGTGCGGGTGCGGGCGGGGCCGGGACGGCACCCACCGGCGGGATCACGTCGAGCGTGACCCGGCGGCCCGGCTCGTGCCGCATGAGCCACTTGACGTGCTCGACGGCGGAGTCGAGGTCGGTGAACTCGCTCTCGACGTCGCGCCGCTCCCCCTTGACCAGGTGGATACGGAACACGGTGAACGGGAAGGCGGTCATCGCTGCGGCTCCTCGTCGAGGATGAGCAGGACGCGGTGGGCCAGGTTGCCCGCGTAGCAGCCCTCGGCCGAGACGGCGAGGCCGCCGCAGGACAGGCCCTCGCCCTGCGCCGTAGCCAGGTCGCGGAGCCGCTGCTCGCGGTCCCGCTGCCGGGCGAGTTCCTTCTCCATCTTGCGGGTGCGGTCGGCCAGAGCGACCAACTGGTGCTCCTGCTTGGCCGTGATGTTCCGCGCTCCCGACAGCAGCGTCAGGCGGACGCTCGCCAGTTTGCCCTTCGTCATGGTGGTGCCTTTCTGCGAGGTGCGGACGGCCCGCCCGGTGAGGGGCGGGCCGCTGTTGGGGTGGATTACCAGGACCGGCCGCGACGCGGGGCCAGGTCGGCCGGGACCGTGACGGCGACCGAAGAGTGCTGCTCGCCGTCCCAGATGACCTCGAAGCCCTCGGCGCGGAACGCCTCGACGATGCGCTCAGCCGAGCCGTTGCCGTGGTTGATGTAGATCGTGATGTCGTTCACGTCCCACGAGCCGTAGCCGTAGCGGTCGCGGTTGGCGAGGGCCTTCTTGCCGTTCTCGGCCCACTTGAGCGCCATGCCCTGACCGCCGAAGTTCCAGGCGTACGGGGTGGTCTCGGCGTCGAACGACTTGGTGCTCTTGAACGGCTCCGCGCAGCCCTGGCAGCAGGCCGACACGTTCTGCCGGGTGGCGACGCCCGCCTTGCGCAGCGCCTTGACGGCCTTCGCCCAGCGCTCCTTGGTGGTCGGGGGCGTCGGCGGCAGCGGGTCCTCCTCGATCTTGGCGATCGGGAAGCCGAGCAGCGCGGCCAGCCGGGCGTCGTCCTCGTTGAGGGCGATCCAACCCTGCTCGCCAGCGTGCACGGCGTACGCCTCGCGGGCGAAGCGGTTGCTCGGGTTGCCGTCGCGGTCGGGGGCCTGGCTGCGGAGAACGGTGCCGGTGGTGTTCATCTTGAACCTCCTGTTTGGGTGCTTCGTTGTGCTGACGTACGTAACATTAGCACCCAGTAAGCCACCCCGCTACCTGTGCAGGTAACGGGGTGGTTACGGTCTCAGATGGCGCCGTTCGGCAGGGGCTCGCGGTAGCCCTGCTCCTTGGTCTTCGCCGCAGCGGCCTCGGCCTCGCCCCAGGTGCGGGACGTGTCCTGGTACATCTGGGCCGCCGAGAGCACGTCCACGGCCTCGGGCGTGAACTCGTAGCCGCCGAGCACCCGCAGGCGCTCCATGAGCCACGGGTTGCCGATGCCGGTCGAGTGGTCCGCCGTGCCCGCGCAGCCCTCGACCTCGCAGTCGTGGTCCTCGTCGTTCTCGAACTCGGTGGACTCGGCCTCGATCTGCTCCAGCACGGAGACCGGCATGCCTTCGAGCACGAACGCGACGCCGACGAGGCAGTCGGCCTCGCCGTTGCGGGCGTAGACGCACGCCTTGGCGGTGTCCGGGAACTCGTCGCCCGGGAACCGCTCGGGGTCGTGCTTGTAGTTGTACTCGGGCGACCGCGTCTTGACGGCGTCCTGGATCATGCGCAGCGCGCGGGACGCGTTGATCTGCACGCGCTCGGGGGTCGGGGTGGGGTTGCTCATGCGAGGGCTCCAGTGCAGGTGTGAAGCGCGACGATCGCGCCGAGGGCAGCACCCGCGAGCCCGGCGCCTCCCAGCGCCCAGGCTCGCAGTTCAGCGGCCAGCGCACGCCGCAGAGCGCGGCGCCGCCGGTCGACGTCGGTCCGCAGCGGCGGGACCTTGGTGGGCTCCCAGGTCACTCCTTGCCCTCGCCCCGCTGGAGCAGCGCCCGGACCTCGGACTCCTTGTACCGGCGGTGGCCGCCGAGGGTCCGGATGCTGGACAACTTGCCGTTCTTGGCCCAGCGGGTGACCGTCTTCGGGTCGACCTTGAACATCGCCGCGACCTCGGCCGGGGTGAGCAGGCTCTCGCCCATGGTTGTGCCTTTCGTTCGGTTTGTGCCCGGCCGCCGGGATGGCGGCCGGGCGTGGTGCTAGTCGTCGCTCTTGATGCAGGTGGCGACCTCGCCGCAGTCGTGGCTGACCTGGTCCGAGCCGATGCCGGACAGGCCGAGCAGGATCGCGAGGGCGAGCACGATGAACAGCGCGCCCCCGCAGCCGATGCCGGAGTTGCCGTCCCGCGCGCTCACGCCTTCCACTCCTTGCCGGTGACGGAGTCGCTGTGCCACGGGCTGGAGTGCTTCGGCTTGTCGCAGATCGAGACGGCGAAGTTGCCCTTCGCCTGCCCGGTGGCCGTGAACTCGCCGTGCTTCTTGGCCCCGCAGATCTGCTGCTTGGTCACTGAGCGGATCATGCTGTGTACCTCTCGGTTGGGTGTGTTTGTGCTGACATGCGTCACCCTACACCCTTCCGCCCGTTTCGCGCTACTTGGGTTGCCCGACGATCAGGCAGAGGATCATGCACACGAGCGTGAGGAACGTGGGCAGTTTGTTCCGCATCGGCGCCTTGTACGTGATCGCACCGAGCGCGAGCACCACGAGGCAGGCGAACAGCACCCAGTGCAGCGGGGTCATCCCTCGCGCACCTCCTTCAGGCGGGCGAGCGCCGCCACGACGTGGGAGCACTGTGCGACCCCCAGGGCCGCCTTGCCGTGTCGGCAAGTGCAGTTCCGGCTCCGGACCGTTCCGTCGGCCAGAACGACCACCTGCACGCGGTACGGGGCACCCTGGCGGCTGCCCTCGACCCACCAGATCGAGTCGTCGTTCGCGTCCTGCATCACGCGGCCCTCGGCCACGTACTTCTTCGCCTTCGCCAGCACGGCGTCGGAGAGTTCTACCACTGGACTCCTCCTACGTAGTCGGCCCCGAACTCGTTGGCTCGGGGCGTGAACCGCATCCTTGGGTTGTACCCGGCCGGGATGCCTTCGGCCTTCCGGTCGCGGAGCACGGTGCGCCACGAGACGCCCAGAGCCTCCCCGATTTCGGCGTCGGTACGGTGGTCGGCCGCGAGCCGCCGCACCTCCGCCCGACGCCGTGCGAGGGCGTCGGGCGAGAGGATGACGCGGGGCTGCCCCTTCCTCACCGCTCGGCTGCGGCCTCGGCCGCGACGTGCTTCGCGATGCAGTCGTCGCCCGCCATGCGGAACATCTCGCGGGCCGACTCGCGCGTCGAGCGCCAGTCCTCCTCCCGCTCGTTGTGCTTGGCGATCGGGGACAGGGCCGCCTCCATCTTGGCGGCGTCGCCTGCGGCCACGGAGAGGGTGACCTCCCCCGCGAGGACGGCCGCCTTGTCGGCGTACTGCTCCACGCGGCGCTCGGCGGCGATGGCCTCGGTGCCCGACTGGATGGCCTGCACGCAGACCTCGGGCACGGCCTCGGACAGGGTCACGACCTCGGGCTCCTGGAGCATCGAGACGGTGAGCCCGCCGCCGCAGTACGCGGCTCCGGCGACGAGCACGAGCAGGGCCACGCGGGCGCGGGCCGGGGTGATGATCTTCATGAGCGGCGGGTCTCCTCGGTGAACTGGGCGAGGGGCCGGGGCGCGATGTGCTGCGCGAGGATCGGCGCCTCGTTGTCGGTGGTCATGCGGGGGCGGGTCGTGTAGTCCGTGACGAGCGTCGTCGTGCCGTCGCGGTGCCGGGTGATCTTGCGGACCGTCTCGCTGCGCACCCAGCGGGCGCCGTCGTGCCCCTCGTAGACGGTGGCGATGATGTTGCCGGGAAGGATGCGGGTGCTGCGCAGGTGCTCGCGCCCGACGATCAGCGGCTTGCGGGTGGGCCGAACGGCCATGGGGACCTCCAAGGTGTGGGGTTGTGCTGACATACGTAACATACACTAGGAACGCGAAAGCCGCTAACCGGGGCATCTGCCCTGGCTAGCGGCTTCCGGGTCGGGCTACTTCGGGCGGTTGGCCGGGGCGCCCCACGTCAGGCCGAACGCACCGGCCCCGCCGAGCACGGTCGCCAGGGCGACCACCAGCCACTCCTCCTGCGTGATGCCGGGCGTCTGCGCCGCCGTGATCATGCTGCCGAGGAACGCCACGAGCGTGCCCGCGACCCCTCCGGCGATGGCCTTCGTGCTGGTCATCTTGCCCTCCATGTCACACCTTCCCGTCGTTGAGCCGCCGCTGGAGCGCCATGATGGCGCGCGACTCTCGCGAGAGTACGCCGTCGACCGGGGTCCCCAGGTGGCGCTGGAGGTCGCGGATCGTGTCCGGCCCCAGGATGCCGTCCGGGTACGAGCCCAGCCGGTTCTGGAGCGCCGCGATGACGCGGCTGCCCTTCGGCCGGGCCTCCCACACCCAGCCCGTGGTGAGCCCCGGGTTGCTCGCCTTGTACGCGCGGTTCTGCGAGGACACGACGCCGTCCCGCGTGGTGCCGAGCACCTTCTGGAGGCGCCGGGTCGTGGTGCCGCCCCAGAACCCGTCGACCGTGAGGTCGCCCTTCGGCGTGCTCGGCTTCGGCGGGGTGATGGGGTTGTCCACCTCCTCGGCGCCGTCGTCGGTGCGGTACTCGCCCCGGTTGATGTCGTCGATCAGGTCGTAGGCGTACCGGCCGGGGCACGCCGTCGAGGCACCGGGGGCGTCCCTGTGCCCGCCTGTGAGACGCGCACGCTTCCACCACCCTCGGGTGACGCCGAGCCGCAGCAGGCCGTCCACGGCCTCCAGCATCGGCCGAGGCGGGGTCGCCTTGTCGTAGTTGCCGACGAGCACGATGTTCGCCGTCGGCGTGTTGTAGCCCGCGATGGCGGCGCCGACGCGGTCGATGGACAGGCCCTCGAACACGAGCCCGGCCGGGGTGATGGGGAAGTGGTACGAGATGCCCTTGCCGAACCGGCTCTGGCCGATGGACTCCAGCGTGCGGATGGCTGCGTAGTCGTCCGTGAAAGGCGGCAGCAGGTCGGGGGCGATCGTCACCGAGTGGTGCAGGTAGACGTCCAGGTCACCGACCGTGCGCAGCCCGAACCCGTTGCCGTACCGCGCGCCCCACTCGGCGCGCGTGATGATGTCGGGGGTGCTCATGTACGGAGCGTAACGCGCGACCCTCGTCTTGCGTGTTCTTCTCTCATCACCGTATGCTCGCGCCGCAGGCGCGCATGCGTGATGAAGAAAGAACAGAGAAGAGCCCCGGCCGGTTGGCCGGGGCTCTCTGCTGTGTGGATCAGGCGCTGACGGCGACGTCCTGCGCGATGCGGCTGGCCGACTGGATCAGCCGGTCACGGTCCAGGAACGACCGGCGGAACAGGTTCTCCGCGCGGTCCTGGTCGCTCTTGCCGCGCGTCGAGCGGAACCACTGGCTGTACTCGACGGCGCCCTGGACCAGGCCGTACGCCGTGTTCTTCACGCCCTCCGAGGTGGCCGAGGCGAAGATCGTGCGCAGGTCGCCCCGGGCGGTCTCGATGTTCGTCATGACGCGCTTGCTGACGATCGCGGCCTCCGGCGCCGGGACGAACCGCTCGATGAACTCCTCGCGCTGCGCGTCGGTGATGCGCATGCTGATCAGGTGCTCGTTGAAGACCTTCCACTCCTCGACGGACACGCGCCACATGGCGAGCGCCTGCTTGGCCTCCTCGATGCGGTCCTTCACGTTCTTCGTGTGCCGGAACACAATCTCGGTGCCGTGCGCCTTGGCGCTCATGTCGGCCATCCGGCTGGTGTTCGCGCAGACGATGCGGGTGTTGATCGCCTGGCCCCGGAACGAGCCGCCGCCGTCGTGGTTGTTCTGGAGGGCGAAGTACTGGAGGGTCGCGCCGTTCGGGTCGCCCCGCAGCACCAGCGGCTCCGCGAGCCGGAGCAGCAGCCACACCTGACGGCCGCCGCGCAGCGAGCCGCCCGTCTCGTACCGGATGTCGCCGCCGAGGCCGGTCACGGCCTCCGCGATGTCGTACATCTCCTCGTTCGTGACGATGCCGAGCGTGTCGTTCGTGACGCCGATGTGCCCGCCGTTGTCGCTGCGGACGACCTCCTGCTGGCCCTCGATGGGCTCGTAGGTCACGGTCGGCATGCCGTCCGGGCCGAAGCCGGGCACCTGCCGGAAGACCGGCGCCGTGATGGGCTCCCACGGGTGGGCGATGGCCTTCGCCTCCTCGCGGCTCGGGTACTCGGTGAGCACCTTGCCGAGGCCGTGCCACGGCATCTGGCGGACAGAGAACATGTCGTCGGTGCTGGTGATCTCGTGCATGGGGTGCTCCCTAGGTTGGTGTCGCGTTGTGCTGACGTACGTAACATTAGCATCATCTGTAAGGCAGGGCAACACGAAACGGCCCGGACCTCCAAAGAAGTCCGGGCCGTCTGTCACGCGACCAACTCCACCAGGTGCTTGGCGCCCCAAGAGAAGTGCGCCCAGCCGTGGTTCGGGAGCGGCTTGCTGGTCGCGAAGTTCTTGTACGTGAGCCCCGTCGCGAGCCGGGCGCAGACGAGGATTTCCTCGACGTCCTTCGGCTCCCGGTCTTCCCGGCCGGGCCGGGGCACCCCGACGCGCAGCCCAGAGCCGGTCGCCGCGCTCGGCTCGATCGAGAACGTCACGCGGTACCCGTCGATCCGGTCGTAGTCGACGACGCCGACGTTGCCCTCTCGCTCGATGATGACCCACGAGACCTGCACGAACCCGCCACCCCGCAGCCGGGGCCGGGCGTAGACGTACACCCGGAACCCGTCTGCGAGCAGCGCCCGAACCGGCTCCTTCATCGCGCCGTCGAGCGGGAAGTCTTCGAGCGCCACCCAGGGCGCCTCGGGCGCGTTCACCGGCCACCGTCGATCAGGTCGAGCAGGGCCTCCAGGAGGTCGGCCGTCACGGTGCTGACGTCCCCCGCGCTGATCCGGCTGCGCTCCAGGATGACCTGACGGTCGATGTGCACGTCCCGCAGCCGCTCGTTGATGCGGCCCTCGCGGTCCCGTCGGATGGACTTCTCGGCGCGAGCCGCCGACAGCCTCTCCTCCTCGGCCTGCTGGTGCGCGGCCATACGCTGCTCCGCGTCCTCCCAGGTCGTGACGAGGGTGCGCGTCTCCGCCGTCGTCGGCTCGCCCCAGGCGCCCGTGTTGCCGTTGGCGCCGGGCAGCCACTGCCGGATCAGGACCAGGCTCCCCTTGCCCCGGCCCCGGTCGTACGGCATCGGCCGCCTGCGCCGGTACCGCTTCGAGACCTCGACCGTCCCGCCGCCGGGAAGTCGCACGACCTCCGCCTCCTCCGTGTCGACGTCGGCCCGGTAGCGAGCCACGTTCTCCCACGGCTCGGCGTCGAGCACCTGCACCCGGCGGGCGTGGCCCCGGTACTTGTCCCAGTCCCGCCAGGTTGCGAGCGCGTAGTCCGCGCCGACCTCGATCTTGCTGCGCTGCATCAGTTCTTCTCCTCGATCTTGGGCGCCAGCATGGCGTCCCACTTCTCGCCTACGGTGTCGACGATGGCCCAAGCCGCGTCGATGAAGTTGTCGCCCCGGAAGTGCTGCTCCAGGTCGTTGTCGGCGCTGGTGACGAACACCGGGACGCCGTCGTACTTCTCGGCCTCGGGGTCCCGCGACAGCAGGGTGGTGATGAGCAGCGTCTGCCCGACGCCCTCGCCGTCGACCACCAGCACGAGGCCGGTGAAGAACCCGATGCCGCTGCTGCCGTTGCGCTGGTACGAGGCGGCCAGCACCTCGTAGGCGCCGTACGGTCCCCTCGCGATCTTGTTGCTCATGCTGCTCCTCCTCGGGGAGCCGGGGCGGGTCGCCGTGCAGCGGCCCGCCGGGGTGGGGTTGCTCAGGCCTCGTCCATCCGGGTGCGGATGGTGACCCGGCCGGGGTGGACGTTGAACCGCGCCGTCGAGCGCTTGCTGTGCCCGAGCAGGTCCAGCGTCAGGGTGCCGTCGGTCGGCTCGACGTACCGCACGCGCCACCGGGGCGCCTCGCCCTTCGCCAGGAACGGCTTGGTGTACGAGACGACGTCGCCCTGGCGGGGCGTGGTGCGCAGGCCCTCGCGGAGGATCTTGCCCTGCTCAGCGAGCGGCGGGACCGGCTCGGTGGAGCGGGTCAGGCCGCAGTCCATGCACGCCTCGATGGTCGCGAGGCCGGGGACCGGCAGCACCTCTTCGTGGTCGCACACGTCCTGGGCGATCTTCGCGACGTGCAGGTCGCCGCCCGCCTTCTTGACGAGGGCCATCAGGCCGAAGCCGTGGCGCAGGTTGTGGTCGCCCTTGGTGCCGATGCGGCCGTCCGTCATGCGGAACGCCTCGTGCGCCGTGACGAACTGCGGGACGCCCTCGCGGCGGAGCCGGGTGTAGGCGCTGGTGAGCAGGTCGGTGGTGACGTGACGGCGGCGGCGGGTGGTGTTGCGGGACATGGTGTCCTCCTCGATTGGGTGGTGCGTTGTGCTGACGTGCCCCGGCTAGGTCGTGAACCTGCGCCGCCTACGCGGTGCCGGGGCGGCCGGTCAGTTGACCGGGATGATCGGGAACGCCGCGCCCTTCTCGGTGAGCCGGTAGGCGTCGTGGCCCGGCTTGTCGCCGCACCACTCGATGAGGCCGTAGTTCCGCATCAGGGTGTGAGCGTGGGTCGCGGCCGACTGGTGCATCCGGGCCACCCGGGCGATGTTCTTCCGCGAGATGTAGCCGGGGTTCATCAGGCGGGCCGCCGCGAACGCCTTGGCGAGGCTCGGGGTGATCTTGTGACCCTGGATGCGAAGCGTGGTAGCCATCGTGACCTCCTGGTTTGGTGCTCTGTTGTGCTGACATACGTAACATTAGCACACCAGCAAGGAGGGGCAACACGAAACATGTTACGGTTGTGTTACGGCTCCGGCAGGTAGCCCAGCGTCTCGGCCACCGAGAGCACGACGGCGCCGACGCCGCCCGCCGCCCGCAGGTCCGCGAGGCGCTTCTGCTGGCGGATCGTCGCCCGGCCGTACGCGTGCTCGGTGCTCTCACCGAGCCGCTGCTTCTTCACCTCGAAGCCGTAGATCCGGCCGTCGATGACGACGACGAGGTCGGGCAGCCCGGCGGCCTGGTACGGCCCGCCGTGGATCTTGGTGATCATCGCGCTCGGGTGCCGCTTCTTGATCGCCCGCGTGATCTGCCCCACGAGCAGGGTCTCCGGCTGTGCCACGAGTCCTCCTGGATACGAGAGTGGCCCGCCCCGGAGTGAGTGCGGGGCGGGCCGTGCGGCAGCCGGTGAAGGGCGACCGTCGCGAGGCGCTGGCGGGAGTTGAACCCGCTTGTCCGGCTTTGCAGGCCGTTCCCTGGCCGTTCGGGCACAGCGCCTTGGCTCCCCACGCAGGACTTGAACCTGCAATACCTGGGTAACAACCAGGCGTGTTGCCAATTACACCAGCGGGGAAAGCGCGTCCCCGGGAGCGCGGCCGTCCGGCCGAACCCCCGGGAACACTTCCCGCCGCTCATCGCGGCGGGCGGGGTGCCTGGTGTCGGTGAAGTCACCAGGCGGGGTGCTGAGCCGGGGAGCACCACAGAGGTTGAGTGTCAGCACAACCACCCGCTCTACCCAGCCCAGCCGTCATGACCCTACCTCAGAGGTTGATGTCCGCCAGAGACAGGGTCTCCGGCTCCTCCTTGGCGGGGACGGTGGTGGGCGCCGGTGCGGCGGCCGTGCGCACACGGTCCGCCACGGTGGCCTCGCCGCCGGTCGTGAACTCCTTCACGACCTCCGCCGGGGCGTCCTCGACGACGGCGGCCTGCACCGGCTCGGCGACGGCCTCGGGCACGTCCTCGACCATCTGCTCCAGCACCGGCACGTCGGCCGGGGCGTCCTCGGCCTCCGGCGCGATGTAGCGAGCGTAGCCGTCGATCTGCGACGTGCCGGGGCGGCCCCGGTACGGCTCGGCGTGGCTCGTGTCGATGTAGACCTTGCGGTTCTTCCACGCCTCGGGGTTGATGCTGAGGCGCTTCTTCGGCGTGGGCATGCCCAGGCCGTTGAGGAAGCCGACGATCTTGAAGAGCGCCTTCGGCGTGATGGCGAGCCGGTCGATGATGACCTTGCCGCTCTCCGGCCCCTCGATGATGCGGAGGAAGACGGTGAACATGTCGTTCTGCGACTTGCTCTTGCCGAACTCGTAGTCCTCGACGATCGCGAGGTAGCGCGCGTCCGCGACCGTGTCCGAGATGTTCGGGCGGTAGCCGGACAGGTCCAGGGTGTACTGACCCATGTGGGTTTCTCTTTTCTGTGCTGTTTTGTTGCGGTTTGGTTACTTGCTCGCGGCCTTGACCGTGGGCATGCCGCCGATGCCGAGCGTGGTCCCGAGGGACACGAGCGACAGCGGGGCCTTCCGGCCGAGCACGGGCGGGATACGGCCGTGCAGGTGCGCCGGGACGCGCGCCTTGATGCGGTACTCGACGTCGTTGCCGAAGCGGGCGACGTGGCGCTCGGCCGGGTTGCCCTCCTCGTCGGTGTTGTCGTAGTCCTTCTCCGCCTCGCAGAACATGACGTAGTCGGGCGAGGCGAGCGTGATCGACTGCGCGCCGCGCTGGACGTCGACCGTCCGCGTGGTCGTGTTGTTGATCTCGTCCTCGGTGATCTTCGTCTGCGCCGTCAGGATGACGTGCATGGGGTTCGCACGCTCCGCGTCCGCGAGGCTGTACCAGAACGTCGGGATGTCCGACATGATGTCGAGCGCCTGCCCCCAGGTGCGCTGGTCGGCCGGGGCGACGCCCTGACCAATCTCGCGGACGGCCGTCTCGCTGTGGCCGAGGAGGAACCGCATCGTCATCTTCTGGACGCCGGTCAGGCTGTCCAGGACGACCGCCTTGAAGCCGCCCTCACCCCGGTCCAGGGCGTAGAACAGTTCGTCCAACTGCTTGATGGACTTGGGGCGGACGACGGTGATGTTCTTCGCCCACGGCGTGCCGAGGAACGACCGGGGGCCGCGCTCGCCTCGCATGTCGACGAAGATCGTCTTGCCGACCTGGGCGATGGTGCTCGCCAGGTACGACTTGCCCGAGCCCTGGCTGCCGTGCAGCAGGAACCGGCCGTAGTCGTCACCGATCTGGTCGGTGCCGTACAGGGTCAGCCCTGCGATCGTGTTGCTCAATCTGTCTCCAGTTGTCCGGGTCTGTCACACTGACTTGACCTTACGTACGTAATCATACACGCCCTACGAGCGGACGCGAACCGGGGAGTTCTTCTCCTCCTCGGGCCGCCCCAGAGCCGCCCGGCAGGCGGCGTCCTTGGCGACCAGCAGCGCCTGCATGGCGGCGTCCTTCTGCGGGCCGTCGGGCAGGTACTCGTCCCACCACCGCTGCGTCGCCTCGGCGTCGAGCGCCGCGTTGGCGATCCGGGCGTCCTGCGTGCGCTGGGACGTGTCGAAGAACTGCGTCGTGTGGTGAGCCATGCCGGGACCCTACGCCTTCACGGCGAGGCCGTAGCCCGAGGGCTCCAGCCGCTGGTTCGTGCGCATCTCGTCGAGGCAGAGCATCACGAAGTCGCAGCCCTTGCAGCCGTTGCGCGAGAGGTTCCGCGCGATCGGCCCCAGGCTCGGGTCGTCGAACCGGCGGCGAGCCTCGGCCTGCCCCTCGGCCGTGGCGACGGCCTCCTGGAGGTGGCCCCGGATGATGCGCGGGTTCACCGGGTCGAGCGTGCGCCGGTTCCACTTGTCGCGCTCCGACGGCGTGCTCAACTTCTCGATGACCTTCGGGTCGCGCTCGTAGAAGCCCGCGCCGCTGCCGTCCTTCTTGAGCCCCGGGAACGGCACCGGCTCCTCGGTGAACGCGAGGTAGGCCGCGACGTCGTAGTCCGTGACGGACGCCGACAACTTGCCTGCCTTGGTGACGGCGGGCTGCGCGGCGGGCTTCGAGCGGGCGCGGTCGTAGCCGACGGCCCCCACGTTGATGCCCAACTGCACCGACACGCCCCAGGCGTAGAGGTGCAACTGCGAGTCGAGCAGGTCGTCCAGCGACTCGGCCGCCGCGATGGTGCCGTTCGTCTTGTGGTCGCGGACGACGATCAGGCCCAGGCGCTTGTCGCGGTAGACCTCGTCGACTCGGCCCCGGAGCACGACGCCGGAGTCCGCGATCGGCACCTCCACGAACACCTCGACCGCGATCACCTCCTCGTTCTCGCGGGACTCCGCGCCCCACGCCTCCTCCCACCGAGCGTCCATCTCGACGAGGTGCGGCACGAGCGGGGCGCCGGTCTTCTCGATCCACTGCTCCTGCCGGGTGAGGTTCAGGCTGTTCCAGAACGACTCGGCGGCGGCGAAGACATGCGCCTTCTGGAGGTGCGGGCCGACCGACAGTTCCGGCCCCATGTCGCCCGTGCTGATCTTGTCGGGCAGGTACAGCGGCGCGGCCTCCTGCGACCGGCTGCGGGCGATGGCGTCGGCGGCGCGCAGCGCGTGCCACCACGAGCCGAGTTCGCGAGTGATGAGCGGCTGCACCCCGGCGGGCCGGAGGCGCCGCAGGGTGGAGAACTCGAACTTCTTGGGGCACGCTCGGTAGGTGCCCAGGCTGCTGGGCGAGACGGTGATCGGGGGCATGGGGCTCCTCGGTTCGGGGTCGTTCTTCGTTCATCACTCACCCACCCCTTACGGGGAGGGGTGAGTGATGAACGAAGAACACGACTAGGTGAGATGGCGGTCTGACCTGCGGGGTAGGGTGCGTGAACCGCTCCACCCTGCGGGCCGTTGCCCCGGGTTGCTGGGGCGTGTGTTTACTAATGTATCATGTGCTCGGCCCGGCAATGGGCCTCGGTGAAAGGAACCACATGACCCATGAAATGCCGAAGGGCCGCGCCCCCAGACGCGGCCCTTCACGTAACAGCAACCCCACCCCGACCGGCACTGACGAGAGGACGGCGGGATGAACCTCGGCCCTGAGGGTACCACCGCAAGCGCAGTTGAGGCATACGAACGTGGGTATGTCCCGGTACCCGTACGACCCGGCACGAAGCGCCCCTTCGACTCGAACTGGACGGACCTCCGGTACGAGTCCGCCGAGCAGGTGCGCAGCCTGTTCGAGCAGGAGCCGTCCAATCTGGGGATCGCGCTCGGCGCGCCGTCGGGCGGCCTGGTGGACGTCGACCTCGACCACACGAAGGCGCTCACGGCGGCGCAGGTGTTCCTCCGGGGGACGACGACGGCAGTCAGCGGGCGCATGTCCCGGCCCGGCTCGCACTACTGGTACCGGGTGGCCGACGACCTGCCCGAGACCACGCGCCGCTACATGCACCCGGACCGCAAGCGGGACGACCGCGTGCTGGTGGAACTGCGGTCCACCGGCGGGCAGACCGTCATCGCCCCCTCGGTGCACCCCGACGGCGAGCGGTACGCCTGGGACGACGAGCCGTGGGGCGGCGAGAGCGGCCCCGCGCTCATCGGCGGCGGCGAACTGCGCAGCCGGGTCGGGGCGCTCGCGCTCTCGACGCTGCTCGCCATCGAGTGGCCCACGCGCGGCGGCCGTCACGACGCCTACCTGGCGCTCGCTGGCGCCCTGCTGGCGGAGGGCTACGGCGACACGCGCCGGGTGTCCCCCGTGTGGAAGAACCTCGCCCCCGGGGTCATCGCCGTGATCGCGCAGGCCACCCACGACGAGGAGGGGATGCAGACCCGGATCGACCAGTCGGTCGAGTCGACCCTCCAGAAGATCGCCAAGGGGAAGCCGACGCAGGGTTGGCCCACCCTCGCCGAGCACCTGTCCGACGACGTCGTGCAGGCGTGCAAGGACTTCGTGTTCGGCGTCGAGGAAGCCGAGGGCCACACCCGGCCGCTGACGGTGCCCGACGAGGACGCGTACGACCCGTACACGGACGCGCAGGTCTACAGCGATGCCCCGGCCCCCATGCTCGAACTCGACCTCTCAGGCGACGCCGAGGAGGACGAGGACGAGCCGGGCGGCGAGGACGAGCAGCGCCTCATGGCGTTCGAGCGCATGGTCCAGCACGAACTGCTCCGGATGGAGGTGCGGGAGGAAGCCGGGCAGCGGTACCGCGCCGCCCAGGAGCCGGAGGACAGCGAGCCGCTGGTCCGGCTCGTGTCCGAGGTGCTGGAGGCCGAGCCGGAGAAGCAGCCGCGCATCGAGCGCGTGCTCCCCTGGGACAGCACGCTGTGGCTGTCGGCGCAGCGGAAGACCGGCAAGACGACGCTGCTCGTCAACCTGGCGCACTCGCTGCTCACCGGGGAGAAGTTCCTCGGGGAGTGCGCCGTCGTCCCGCTGGAGCCGCACGAGCGCGTGGGGATGCTCAACTTCGAGGTGACCCCGGCCAAGGCGGCAGCCATGTTCTCGCGGCGCGGCGTCGCCCCGGATCGCGTCGTGCAGGTGGACCTGCGCGGCCGGGCGAACCCGTTCCACAACGCGAAGCAACTCCGGGCACTTGGTGAGCAGTTGAAGGCGCTGAACGTGCGGTCCATCTTCATCGACACGTTCAGCCACGCCTTCACCGGCGACAGCCAGAACGACGCGACGCAGGTCCGCGCGTGGATTCGGCAGGTCAACCAGTGGGCTCGGCTCGTGGTGGGGGCGACGGACCTCATCGTCACCGACCACGCGGGCTGGTCCGACAACGCTCGGGCGTCCGGCTCGTCGGCGAAGGAAGCCGACGCGGACCACATCATGCACCTGATGATCAGCGACCCGAAGGACCAGAACTCGGTCCGGCACATCCGGACGTTCGGCCGCACGGACGACCTCGTGAAGGGCGAACTGCTGCTGGACAAGGACACCGAGACCGTGACATATCGGGAGATTGACCAGGCGGAGAAGCAGGCCGCCCGCGCCGACCAGGCGCTGGCGGACATGAGCCGGGCGGAGGACGCGATCCGGCTCGCGCTCATGGAGGCCACCGAGCCGCTGCGGGCGCAGGAACTGTGCGACCTGGCGGGCGAGACGGACCTCGGCGGGCCGCTGAGCAACCGGGCGCTGGACCAGGCCCGGCAGCGGCTCGTGACGCTCGGGGAGATTCAGACGACCCGGGGCACCGGCCGGGGAACGCCGCTGCTGCACGCGCTCAACCCCGACTACGTGCCGGACTACCCGCCGGAAGAGGAAGAGCCCGGTTCGGAGTAGTTTGCCCGTATCGTCCTTCGTTCATCACGCACCTCCTCCCCTTAGGGGGAGGTGCGTGATGAACGAAGAACGATCATACTTACGTACGTAACAGCCAACCGAAGGAACCCCATGCCCCTGGATTTCAGACCGCGAGGTGAGGCGCGCTACGCCCATCAGAAGCGGGTCCTCCGCCGGATCATCGAGACGCGCGGCGTGTGCGCGCTGCTGTGCGACCCCGGCACCGGCAAGACGGCGTCCGTCGTCGACTACTCCAGCGCGCTCGCGCTCAAGATGGGGCGGCCGGTGCGCGTGCTCGTGCTCGCTCCGCTCGTCGCCCTGGACTCGTGGGTCGGCCAGACGGCGAAGTACGCCGCGCACGGCGTGGGCGTCTGGGCCGAGGCGCTCGGCGGCTCCGTCGCGCAGCGCGCCGAGGTGCTGGCGGCGCGCGGCCCGCACCGGTCCGACGCCCGCACCGGCGCCCGCCGGTCGATCGCCTGGGCCGGGATGAACTCGGACGGGTACCGCTACCGCGACAACACGGTCGGCCGGGTGGACCTGTGGCGCGACATCACCACGAGCGGCGACCCGGCGATCGTGCTCCAGGTGCTCGGGCTGGACTCGCTGAGCCAGCGCCGCGAGGTGAGCAAGACGAAGACGGTGGCCGACGTGCTGCACAAGGCGATCGAGCGGTTCTCGCCCGACGTGCTCGTGATCGACGAGAGCCACCGCATCAAGAGCCCGAGCGCGAACGTCAGCCGGACGGCGGCCCGCCTGTCCCGGCTCGCGCCCCGGCGGCTGATCCTGACCGGCACGGTGATGCCGCACAGCCCGATGGACGTGTGGGCGCAGTGGCGGTTCCTGGAGCCGATGGCGTTCAACGAGCCCGACCCGAAGCGGCCCGGCCAGACCAAGCCGATGCCGTTCGGCCGGTTCGAGGAGCGCTACGGCGTGTTCGGCGGGTGGCAGGGGCGGCAGGTGGTCGGGTACCAGAACCTGGGCGAGATGCAGCAGGTGATGGCCCAGAACAGCATCGTCGTCCGCAAGGAGGACGCGCTGGACCTGCCGGAGACCGTCGACATCACGGTGCCGGTGCATCTGTCGGCCCGCGAGGAGGGCGCCTACGTCCAGATGCACGGGCAGTTGGCCGTCGCCCTGGCGAACGGCAGCCTCGCGACCGTGCCGAACCGGCTCGCACAAATGATGCGCCTGCGGCAGATCACGTCCGGCTACCTGCCCGACGACACGGGCGTGATGCAGCGCGTCGGGGACAGCAAGGCGGCGGCCGTACGTGGCGTCGTGTGCGACACGCTCGCCGGGGAGAGCCGGGTCGTGGTGTTCGCGCACTTCCGGCAGGAGATTACGGACATCGTCGCGGCGATCGGCAAGGCGGAGGGCAAGGAGACCGTCATCGTGCAGATCACCGGGGACACCCCGCCGAAGGAGCGCGAGGCGATCCGGAAGCGGTTCGGCTCCGACGAGGCGGTCCGCCTGATCCTCGTGGCGCAGATGCGCACGCTGTCGCTCGCGGTCAACGAACTGGTGACCGCGTCGCACGCCGTGTACGCCTCGCTGAGCGAGCGCCGGGACGACTGGGTGCAGTCCCGCGACCGGCTGCACCGGATCGGCCAGAAGCGCTCCGTGACGTTCTGGAACGTGCTCGTGCCGAACAGCGTGGACGACGCCATCTACAAGGCGCACCTGACGCGCGAGTCCGTCGAGAACGCCGTGCTCCAGCACATCGAGGCCACCCCGCAGTGACCGCCGGGCAACTCCCCGGAGATTAGTTATCCCGGGGAGTTGCACGGCCCGGTGGGCGATGCTAATGTTACGTATGTCAGCACAGCAGGAACCCAACCCGGAGGTCACCATGAACACCAAGCCCGCCGCCATCGAGGACATCACCGTCGGCCAGAAGGTCATCTCCAAGAAGTACGGCGTCCTGACGGTCACCCGCTCGGTCGTGGCTCGCAACCCGCGCACCGGCAGCATCGACCCGACGCGCTGGTCGCTCCAGGCCAAGGACGTGCACGGCATGACCTGGCCGATCAAGGCTGTCCTCGGCACCCGGCTCCGCACCGCCTGACACCCGCCCCGGGCGGGGCTCCGGCCCCGCCCCTCTCCTGAGGAGGAGACCATGAAGTACAACGTCGACCTGTACGCCTCTGTCCGCCCACACCTGGTGGACACGCTGCACATCGAGGCGGACACCGTCGAGGACGCGATCCACCAGGCAAACCAGGACGAGCGCGTGGAGCGCGGCCACGTCTACCTGCACAACATCGCCGTCGCCCCGACGCCGCCCACCCAGAAGCCGTTCATCGTCCTGCTGGACACCGGCGGGCGGCCGTACGGCGTCGGCGGCGAGACGCAGGTGCGCTACGAGTTCGACCGCGAGTCGGAGGCCTGGTCCACGTTCTGGGGCCACGTCGCCGGGATGGCCGACGACGGCGTCCAGATGAAGGGCCTGGACGAGCGCTACGTCCTGGAGTCCCGCACGGGGCTCAACCCCAACACCGGTGGCGCGGCCTGGGCCGGGCACCGCTGGTACGTCCACATCATGAAGGGCAAGCCGTGACCCTCTCCTACATCGACAACATCCCCCACCACCAGGACCCGGAGGTGCTGCGGCACGCCGTGCAGATCTTCCGTGACAGCCGCCGGGTTGAGACCTCCTGGTCTCGCGGCAACGACGTGCTCAAGCACTGCGAGAACGTCGCCGTGCACCTCGTCCGGACCTACGTCCTGATGGGCAACGAGGGCGGGCAGCAGAACGCCCTCCTCTACGCCAAGGTGGCCGACCTGTTCGGCGCCCTCTGGTACTTCTCTGCCGGGTGCGCCCGCCGGATCGAGTACCGCCACCTCCAGTCCCGCCTCTTCCCCCAGGAAGTCTGAAATGTCGCTCTTCCAGAACAGCCAGCGCGTCTCGTCCGCCGAGGTCGCCCGCGTCACCCCGACCGGCAAAACCGTGTGGAGGATCCGCCTGGAGTCCGGCGAGGTCTACCTCACCGACCCCGACCTGCGGGTCAGTGGCAGCGTGACGGCCTTCGTCGGCAAGACGGTGGTCATCACGCTCAAGCACAACCGCATCACCGGCCTCTCTCGCCTCTGAGGTAGGCTGCACACATACGTAACTACAGCGGGCCGCCTTCGGGCGGCCCGCTTTCGTCAGGAGGACCATGCAGCCCGACCCCTTTACCAAGGGCGACCTGTTCGACGTGACCCGCGTCGCGTGGATCAGGGACGTGGACGAAATCGACACGCTCGTCCGCGAGATTGCCCGCTACCCGTACATCACCTGGGACCTGGAGAACACCGGTCTCGACGAGCACGCCTACGAGGGCGGCCCGACCAACGGCGGCATCGCGGCGCGCATCACGCTGCTGTCGCTCACGCTGGCGAAGTCCCTCGACGACATGGACCCGGTGACGTGGCTCGTGCCGCTGTCGCACAAGGGGGCGTCCCTGTTCCCGCAGTGGGCCGAGGTGATGACCCGCATCGCGGAGGCGCTGCGCGACTCGGGCGCCGACCTCACGGCGCACAACGGCCGGTACGACTGCCGGTGGGTGTTCGCGCACACCGGCATCGACCTGGTGCCGTTCCTGACCTGGGACACGATGATCGTGGAGCACCTGCTCGACGAGAACACCAGCACCCGGCTCAAGGTCCGGGCGCCCCGCCGGTTCGACGTGCCGTCGTGGGCTGACGTCGACCTCTCGACGCCCGGCGCCGCCGAGCGGACGCCGCTGCTCGAACTCGGCTACTACGCCGCGCGCGACACGTACTGGACGTGGCGGCTGCGCATGGTGCAGCAGCGCGAACTGTGGCTCATGGATGACGACGAGGTGACCGGCCACGAGGACGCCGACGAGCGCGAGATGATCCGGCTCGGCAGCCTCGCGGAGTTCTGCGTCATGCCGCTGGCCCGCAACCTGGCCGCCGTCGAGCAGCGCGGGTTCCGGCTGGACCAGGAGTGGGTCGCTCGCACCCTCGCTGAGGTCGATGGCATCGTCTCTGCCGCGTCCGCAGACCTGGTCGGGTTGTTCACCCCGACGGACGACCTGCGGGCCGCTGACGTCTCCTGGGCGCCCACGAGCAACTGGTTCCGGGCGTGGGCCGACCAGCAGGTCGAGGCGAAGCGGCTCCGCATCGACTCGATGACGAAGAACGGCCGCCCGCAGTGGAACGGCGCCGTGCTCAAGCGGCAGACCCGCGAGGGCAACCCCGTGGCTGAGCGCCTGCTCGCGCTGCGTCAGGCCGCGAAGAAGGCCGAGTTCCTGCGCTCGTGGCAGGAACTCGTCACCCGGGACTCTCGTATCCACGCGTCTTACAACGTGGGCCGGGTGAGCACCGGCCGCCTGTCGTCGAGCGAGCCGAACCTCCAGCAGGTGACGAAGACGCTCAAGCCTGCCTTCGTGCCGGACCCCGGGCACCTCGTGGTCGAAATCGACTACAGCCAGATCGAACTCCGGGCCGCCGCGTTCATCGCGCGGTGCGAGCCGATGATCGAGGCGTACCAGCGCGGCGACGACCTGCACCGGCTCATGGCTGCGCAGATCACCGGCAAGGCGCCCGCCGACGTGACGCCAGACGAGCGCCAGCGGGCCAAGGCGTCCAACTTCGGACTGCTCTACATGCAGACCCCCGAGGGCTTCCAGACGTACGCCGAGACGGCCTATGGCGTGATCCTCACGCTGGAGCAGGCGTACGAGTCCTACAACGCGTTCTTCTCGCTGTGGGACGGCATGGCGCAGTGGCACCAGCAGATCATCAACACGGTGACCCACGACGGCCAGGTGGTGTCCCCGCTCGGGCGGGTGCGGCGCGTGCCCAACGCCCTGACAGGCGACCCGTACCTGGTGAGCGAGGCGGCCCGGCAGGCGTGCAACGCCCCGGTCCAGTCGTTCGCCTCGGACATCATGCAGATGGTCGCGGCGGACATCTCGGGCGTCTACGGCAACCCGGTGCCGGACGTGCAGATGGTCTCCACCGTGCACGACTCGATCGTGCTCCAGGTGCCCGCCGACGACTGGAAGCGGGCCGTCGGCCGGACGATGCACCGGATGATCCGCCCTCACCACCTGCTGCGCCCGCTCGGGTGCGACCTGGACGTGCCGCTCGCCGTCGAGGCCACGGTGGGCACGCGGTGGGGCGCCGGGGACGTAGCGATCGTCACCTCGTGACGACTCTGGTACCCTACATATGTAACACCTAACGGAAGGAGGACCATGGCAGCCAACGGCAAGGGGCGCGCGATCCGCGTCCCGGAGGCCCTGTGGACGGCGGCCAAGGCGAAGGCAGACGAGCGCGGGGCGAAGAGCCTCGGCGCAGCGATCCGGGAGTTCCTGGAGGCCTACGTGAAGTCGACCCGCCCTGCGGTCAAGGACGGCGTCGGCGTGATGCGAGCCCGCAGCGGCGCAGCCCAGCGCGAGGTGCACACGTTCTACGTGTCGGACACGCTCTGGAACGAGGCACACGAGAAGGCAGAGAGCGTCGGCGAGACGCTGTCGGCCGCTATCCTCACGTACCTCATCGCGTACGCAGGCTCGAACTACGAGGACTGAGGAATTGAGCAGCAACCCCACCCCTTTGTTTGACGACGATCCCGAATGGGAATCGCACATCGAGACCGACCCCGAAAAGCGGGCAGCGGCGAATCGCCGTTTGCGTAATTGGAAACCCCTTCTCGCTGCCCGCAACAGCGACGCGTATTTCCAAAAGCAGATCGAATTGATCGAGGAATACGCCAACCAAGGAGTTTGAAATGGCAGCGACCCTCATCCTCAAGAGCACGTCGGGAATGCGCCTCCCCCAGGAGGCCATTCCCACCGAGTACGCCTACCTGACCTGGGAGGAGAATCCCCGGCTCGCCGGTCCCGCCGACGTGCCGCTGTGGTTCGAGTCGCCCGAGCGCGGCAGCCGCCCGCTGTTCCTGCGGGACTTCCGCCGGTCCTACTTCACGCCGGACCGGGGCCTCGTGCCCGAGGTGGCCCAGCACGACGCGACGGAGTTCATCCGGGGCGTGCACGAGGCGCGAGCGCTGCTCGGGCTGCACCGGGCCGCGCAGTCGTTCGCGTACGACCCGCACCCGACCGGCGGCCGTCGGGCCGGGCGCGCTCGCTGGCTCCGCAGCATGGCGGAGGCGTACCTCGAAACCGCTGACCAGCGGCCACTTCCGCTGGCCGAGTAGTAATCCGCCTGGGTTGATGCTAGTGTTACGTATGTCAGCACAACGCACCACAACCCGGAGGTTCACACCATGCGCAGCAACGTCACCCCTCACCAGCGGGCACTCAACCTGGCGGCCGAGAAGGCCGAGGTCCGCGCGGCCCGCGCCGCGAAGATCACCACGACGCTCACGGCGCCGGGCGAGCGGGTCGTGAAGGCCGACGGCGAGTACATCGGCATGGTCGTCCGCGAGAAGGACGGATGGCACCGGCTCGGCAAGGGCAGCCGGATCGCCTACCGCACGTTCACGCTGGCCGCGCAGGCGCTGGCCCGGCGCGTCGAGCGGGAGGCGAACCGCCTCCCCGTGAAGCGCGACCAGATCGTCACCCTCCGGGACAAGACGGACGGCATCGAGACGCGGCACCGCGTGCAGATCGTCTCGTCCTTCCCGGACGGCGAGTGGGTGCTGTTCTGCGGCACGCTCGGCGTGCCGTACCACTCGTCCGCCTACGAGTTCGTGTCCGTCAGCGACACCTGGTAAGACCTGGCCGGGGCGCCGCTCGGGCGCCCCGGCATCACCCCACCGAGCAGGAGAGGACCCATGTACGACCACCAGAAGAACCGCATGACGGCCCGCCTGGCGTTCGGTCGCGACTACAGCGACCGCCCCGCGCCGAAGGCCGAGCCGTGCCCGCAGGGCGGGAGCAAGGACACCGGCCCCAAGTTCGAGACGCCCGCCGACCGCGCGCGTGCCCGCCGGTGGTGGAAGAGGTGACCGACGGCTGGAAGGTCGAGGTCACCCAGACCAAGGACGGTCCGCCGTGGGTCCGAATCAGCGTGCAGGACGTGCCGATCCTCGCGGGGTACGTCACGAACGACCTGCGGGAGCCCGCCAAGCAGTCAGAGACAGAGGCGGCCCTGCGTGACGCCCGCGCGGACAACGCGTGGCTCCGCAGCGTCGTCGGAGAAGCGATGCGCGATCTGAACATCCGGGACAACGCTGAGCCCGGCGACGTGCGGGCAGCCGCCGCCACTGCCCGGAGCACGCTGCTCCGGGTAATCCCCACCCCAGCGTCCAAGGGACGCCCGATCAAGGACAACCCACAGGCATGAGCAACGACACCGTGAACCAGGCCCTCGCCGCGTACCGCGCCGCCGTCGACGAGGTGCGCCGCGCTGAGCACGAGAAGCAGAAGGCGGCCCGCGCGCTGTACGAGGCCCGACTCGCCGCCGGGCAGGAGGCCAGCCCGAACGAGACGGACACCGGCGAACCGCTGCCCAGCCGCGCCTTCCGCCACGCCATCGCGTTCGTGGGCGAGCCGACGATCGACGGCCGGACCATCCAGCGCGGCGCCGTCAACTGGCAGTTCGGGGAGCGCATCCCGGTCAGCCTCGCGCCCGACGGCGGCGTCGCCACGCCCGTCGGCTACGCGATCCCCTCGCACATCGACGACGACGGCGCCGTGCAGGCGACCATCTTCGTGGACGAGAAGACGATGGCCCTGATCACGCCGCTCAACACCGAGGTCTCCCTCGGCGTCGGGCTGGACTCGCTGGAGGCCGACCTGAGCGGCGACCACAAGGCGATGGTCGTGAAGGGCGGCCGTCTGCGCCAGGTGCTCGTGCAGGAGGGCGACAAGGCGTCCTGGCCTGGCTGCGTGGTGCGCGGCGGGTGAAGTACAAGGCGATCGAGCGGCGGCAGATGGGGAAGTTGAAGCGGGGGCCGACGCACTGGATGAAGGACGCCGAGACCACCTGGTGCGGGAGCCGAGCGGCGACGCGCGGAACTCGCTACAGCGAGGTCTGGGTGGACGTCCCGGCGCCGATGCCCGGCGAGAACTGCCGCCACTGCTCGGCCGCTCACGGCAAGGCGCAACGTGGTTGAGCCGGGCTGCTGCCCGGACTGCAAGGGCACGGGCCGGGGCGACTGGACCGAGCCGTACGGATGCACGTCCTGTTACCGAACAGGACATACCCACCTAGAAGAGGAGCCATGTGATGGACGCACGCCACGAGCAGGCGGCCAAGATGCTGCGGAAGCGCCTGGAGCGTGAGGGCCAGACGATGACGCAGAAGGAGTTCGAGGCCGCCGTGGACTACATCGTCGAGCAGGCGGACGAGAAGGGCCGCGAGCGTGGATGAGCCGTGCCCGACGTGCGACGTCATCGGTCCGGACCCGGACGCGTGGACGTCTTCGGCCCGCGACCTGCACCGCGCGTTCCACGACTTCTACCGGGCGTTCACGGTCGCGTTCCTCCCGGCCGTCGAACGGATGCGAGCCGCCGCCGAACGCGAACGGCTCGCGCGCAAGGACGCCTACGTCCTGCTGAACGAGAGCGTCGCGGCGAGCCTGCGCGGCGAACGGTGACGGTTGCGGCCGTCATCACGGCCGCTGACGTCCGGGCCGCAGCCGTTCGCATCTGCGAACGCGACGGGATCACCGAGGGTGACCTACGCGAACGGCTGCGGCTCGGGTCGATAGCGGCCCGGACGAAACCGTGCCGCCAGTGCGGCACGGTCTGGACGGCGGCCCGTGAGGGCGCCGCATACTGCTCCGGCTCTTGCCGTTCGCAGTGGAACCGAGAGAACGGGACGAACGAATGAAGGTCGCAGTAATCCCCTCCGACACGGGAGCGTGCGGATACTTCCGTCTCATCTGGCCCGCCGAGGCGGTCCGTAGCGTCCGGCCCGAGTGGACCGTGAACGTTTACCGACCGCAGGACGTGAAGGTCGGCTACGGCCCGAACGGGCTCGCCGTGCAGGGCCTGGACGTTACCGACCTGGACCTTGCCGTTTTCCAGCGGGTCGGAACCGCACGGCAGGTCGAACTCGTCCGCGCCCTCCAGGCGGGCGGGATCGGGGTCGCCATCGACGTGGACGACGCGCTCTACTGCATCGACCCGGACAGCGGCTCGTTCCCGGCCTGGAACCACAGCCGCAGCACGACGCACTGGTCGAACCTGGAGGAGGCGTGCAAGAAGGCCGACCTGGTGACCGTGACGACGGACGCGCTCGCGCGGCACTACGCGCGGCACGCTCGCGTCGAGCGCATCCCGAACGGGCTGCCGGACCGCGCCTACGTCGAGCCGAGCCCGCTCGCTGCGCTCACCGACGCCGTGACCATCGGCTGGTCCGGGGTGGCCCCCTCGCACCCGCACGATCTGGAGGTCGTGGGGACGGCCCTGGCGGACGTTCTCGCCGAGGACCGCGAGGTCTACGTCAAGATCGTGGGCGACGGCCTGTGGGCCGCTGACGTCCTCCAGGTGCCGAGCGAGCGGCTGGTCAACAAGGACCGCGTGCCGCTGTACGACTACCACGAGGCGCTGGCCGGGACCGACATCGGTATCGTGCCGCTGGCCGACACGAAGTTCAACGAGGCGAAGTCGAGCCTCAAGGCGCTGGAGTACATGGGCGTCGGCGCCCGCGTGATCGCGAGCCCGACCCCGGCCAACATCGAACTCAGCCTCGACACCGGCATGAGCATCGCCAAGACGCCCGAGGCGTGGGCGACCGCGCTCCGGATGGAGATTGCCCGCGTGCGCACCGACCGCGCCGAGGGCACGGTGGGCGGCCCGTCCGTCCGCCACCTGAGCATCCTCGGAAGGGCCGAGGAGTGGGCCACCGCGTGGGAGCGCGCGGCGGCTCGGCGTAAGAACCTGACCAAGTAGGGGGAATTGTGGCGAAGTTGGGCGACATCTGGAACAGCCCGGGGCGCGACTGTGGCCGGTGCGGGGGACACGGCGTCGTGCTCGGCGGCAGCCGGGCCAACCCGCAGGAGGTCCCGTGCCCGGACTGCAACCCGGACAAGCAGCAAGGGGCGTGGGCATGAGCGTTGTGATCCGGAACGTGGGCGGCGCGGCGCAGTGGACCTGCACCGTGCTCACGAACAAGGACGGCCAGAAGGCCAAGGTCAAGTGCCTGCACAAGGACGTGGCCGACACCGAGCAGAGCGCCCGGATCGCCTACGAGGCGCACAAGCGCGAGGTGCACCGGTGACCCGCCCGGCGCCGATCTGGCGCATGGAGGCGCGCGACGTCGAGGGCGAGCCGATCATCGGCCCGTGGGAGACCAAGGTCGAGGCGGAGCAGCGCGTCGCTGACGTCGTGGACGGGCACTTCATCGTGCGCGGCAAGGCGGTCCGCCGGAAGTAGGCCGAGCACGGCAGAAGGCCCCACACCCGATGGCTAGGTGTGGGGCCTTCTGCTGATGGCGGAGATGCCGTGTCCGATGCTACGCCCCGTCCGGCGGGGGTGCTTGCCGGGACACGCTCGTGGCGATGTGGACGTCGAGCCGCTGCGACAGGGTGCGCACGTCGGTGCGCACGCCCTCCGTCTCCTGGCGAGACGCTGAGCGGTCGTCCTGCACGGTCTTCGCGAGCGCGGTCTGCGTGGCCGCGAGCGTCTGCACGGCCTCGGTCATCGCCTCGCCCTGGAGCCGGATGGCCGTCACCTCGTCGCGCAGGTTGGGGTACTCGGTGTTGATGTGGCTGTTCTCCGTCTGGCCGAGCACGCGATCGAGGCGCGGCTTGATCGCCCGCCACAGCAGGAACAGGCCGAGCAACAGCAGCGCGCTGCCGATCGAGGTAATCAGGCCAGTTACGGAGTCCGGTTCCATGATCTTTTCCAGTAGGTCCATGGTCTGAGGCTAAGCGCTTACCGGCGGGCGAATCCGCCGGTCAGCGGGTGAAATTACGCCTTGGTGAAGGAGAAGTTCACGCTCACCGAGTTCGTGTGCGTTGCCGTGTTGCACCGCACCTGGATACCGCCGTTCGACTGGATCGCCACCCGGAACAGGTTCGCCGCCGAGGTCGCGCCGCTCGCCCCGATCCAGATGAGCGAGACGTCCGGCCGGAGGTCCGCCGGAATGCCGCCCACGACCACGGGCATCTGGAGGCTGTTGGCAGCGCCCCAGTTCGTGTCCGTCGACAGGGTGCCCTGGAACTGCACCGTATCCCCGATCCGGCGAGCGATCAGCGCAGAGGTGAACCCGGCCGCCGCCGGGATCGAGACGGGGCCGGAGTCGGGGATGAGCGGCTGGTACGTGCGGATCTTCCGCTCCAGCGCCGAGATGCGCTTGCGGTAGTCGTCCAGCATCCCGTCGATGTCGTACCGGCGCGGGGTGGTGTTCGAGGTCATCAGCAGTCCTCGCAGTCGGTGGGCTGGGCGGAGAGCGGGCTGCCCGGGAACGAGTCGGACATCAACTGCGCGGTCACCTGCTCCGGCCCCTCCTGCCCGACGGAGACGGACACTCGGTTGATGGTCAGGCGGTCGGTGCCCGCGCCGGGGATGTCCGGCCCGGAGACGATCCGCCAGTTGGGCGAGTCGATGTCCACGTTCATCACGTAGCCGGGCAGCAGGTCGTCCAGGCTGAGCGGCGCGACGCCGCCCCCGGAGCCGTAGTCGAGGCCGGTGAAATGGCACTGGAGGCCGAGCGCCGCGAACATGTGGTCCTGCTGGTAGCCCGCCGCGTTGGCCCCGAGCGTGATCAGGTTCGTCACGCCGTCGAACGACGGAGCGGCGTCGAAGCGCGGCTCGAACGGCAGAGGGCTGTTCGCCGTCGCGATCAGCGGCGTGCCGTCGTCCTGCGGGTCACCGAAGGCGTCGATCTGGTTCGCCGTCTCGTTGCCGTCCACGTCCACCTTGAAGTCCGTCAGGTGATCCCAGGTGATGAACTTCGCAGGAGAATCCTGTGCGACCGTGTCAAAGAATCCCATTTCGGAATACCAGTTGTCCGTCAGCCCAGGAATGCCCGCCGTGCGGTAGTGGAACATCTGGTAAATCGGGCCGTTCTCCACCCCGATCAACTGCTTGAGGAGTTCACCGATGATCGGCCGGTCCTGCGCTAGATAGGTGCGGTCCCGGTTGAATGCCGTAGCCCCGAACCCGCCGATGAGAGGAATTCCGAGCGGCGGGGCCGGGTCAACGCTGCCGCCGTTGATGTTCTCGCCCCGCGCGTACATCACCAGGTCGCGAGCAATGGACACCTGCGACTCAGCGGTGAATGTCAGATCGGAGCGGATCATCCGGTAGTCGAGGTACTTCTGCATCTCGGCAAAGCCCAGCGTGATGGTGCCGTCGCTGTTTCCCTGGAACGTCTCGACGTATCCACCGAACATGTTCACGGGGTTGTTCGGGGTGGCCCCGCCACCGTGAACCCGCTGGAAGAAGATGCCGGTGGTGCGCGGCATGCAGTCACTCGCGGAGATGAACGCCGAGGTCACCTGCGGGTCGTTGCCTCGCCGGTTGAATGTGATGTTGCCGCGCCCGGCCTCCAGGAATACGGACTCGAACTCGAAGGACACCGGGATGACCGTGTGCGTAATTGCCCCGGTCAACAGGTCGGTCAGTTCCACGCGCCAGTTCGGCGCGCACGCGCATACCTGGGCCATCAGCCGCTCACCACCGCGTTCTCCCAGACGACGTTGACGAAGCCGGTGTCCGTCGGGTCGCCGGTCTGCACCGTGACGTCGTGCACGCCCGGCTCCAGCGGCGAGGAGAAGTCGCCCTCGATGTTGGCCGTCACATCCTCGAAGCCGTCCGAGGCTCGGCCGTACTTGGTGTCCACGGTGATGACCGTACCGATGGGGATGTCCTCCGTGTAGGTGAACTGGTGGTTGCCGTACGTGACGAGGATCGGCGCCGTCATCTCCGGGAACAGGGTGATTTCGGGGTAGACGCACAGCGAGCCCACCACCTCCACCGTGAGCGGGTCGGCCGCCGTCGGGCCGACACTCATCCAGGGCAGCGCAAGGTCGAGCACCTGGTCAGTGAGCGCCGTGCCGGTCCACACGAGGCGCGGCTGCGCGAACGCCGCGCCGACGGGCGCCACGTTCGTCTGCGAGAAGCGCTGCCACGCCGCGCCGGGCGACATCGACGATCCGTTGTTCACGGACAGCGGCGCGCCGCCGCCGTCGTACCACTGCCAGTCCAAGCGCGAGGCCGGGCCGCCGCCGGGCGCCTTCCGAGCCCACCACGCCACCGTGTAGGTCGTCCCGGCGACGACCGGGATCGCTGACAGCCCCGACCCGGACAGCACCATCAGCATGGGCGACGTCGTGTTCGGCGCGATGATCACGCGCCGGAAGTACGGACCTCCGTCGGGACCGGACGGACCGCCGGACTGCGGGTACGAGTCGTCCACCGTGGCGCCGTTGAGCGTCATGCTCCGGCTGGACAGGTCCGGGTCGGGGATGAGGTTCTGCTCGGTGGCGTCGATGGACTGGACGTGCTCCGTGGTCCACAGCGCGCCGGGGATCGTGTCGCCCAGCACGAGGCGAGCGTCCGCCGCGTCGAACCGCAGCAGCACGGTGGCCCCGCCGATGTCCGAGCGGTTCCACGTCACCTCTGCGACGCGCGGTCGGCCGTGCACGAAGTACGGCCCCTGGTAGACGCGCTCCTCCTCGGTGGCGTCGGGGTCGTGGCAGTCGGTGAACAGCACGAGCGTGGCGCCGGTGCAGTTGCGGGACCACTCCTGCGTGAGCCGGGAGACCTTCTTGCGGGCGCTCATCTTCTCGGCCACGAACGGCTGGAGGTACGCGGGCGAGACCACGGTCCACGGGTTGCCCTGCGCGTCCACGAACGCCGTCGTGTAGGGCGGCTGGTCGAAGATCGGGTTGGCGACGATCGTCCCGTCGATGCCGCTGCGGATGCGCACCTCAAACACGCGGCCGGGGAACCGCTCCGAGCCGCCCGAGTTGTACGCCCCGACGGCTACCTCCGCCGTCGAGTTGTAGATCGAGGTGACGCCCGCCTGCACCACGGTGGCGCCGAGTTGCGTCCAGGTGACGCCGTCGGGACTGGTGTAGAAAAGGATGCTCCGGCCACCCGCGCCGTTGTCCACGTCGATGATGTACCGCAGCCAGATGCCCTCGCCGTCGGCCACCACCGGGATTGCCGTCGAGGACGCAGACAGCGTCGTCGTGCCGTCCGGCGACCAGAAGAACCCCAGCGTGCCGGTGGTGTTGACGCGCGTCGTCCAGGCGCGGTCCTGCGTGGGCGAGGTGATCCACTTGCTCACCGGCGCCGCCGAGCCCGACGGCGTCCAGTCATCCATCGCGAGGTAGACGGACACGTCGAGGTCGCCCGTGATGTCGAGCGCCGGAGCGTCCGGGGTGCGGGCGCGCCCAGGGCTCACGCCGTCGAGCACGAGCGCAGCCTGCACCTCGGGCGCGTTGTTGCACCCCGGGCAGTCGTCGTTCTTCACCTCCACCTGGAGCGTGATCTGCCGGGGCTCGTAGTAGTCCGCGAACTGCACGACGCCGTCGCGCTGCGCGAACGCGACGTCACCGTTGCGCACCGGAGGCACGCCGAGCCCGTCCGGCGGGAGGTTCAGGAAGCCGAGCGGGACCGTCGGCAGGTAGGGCTCCACCGCGTCCCCGCCGGACAGGCTGATGCCCTGCTCCTGCGCCTGGAGGTCGCCGGTCGTGTCCTTGCCGTCCTGGTACAGGGCGATGCCCCAGGCCCCGCTGTTGCCGCTCATCGAGCCACCCCGCCGATCCTCTCGGTGCGCGACTGCGTCGCGTAACGGACGTTCCAGTTGATTTCGGCCAAGCGGCCACCCGACGTCGTCGGGCCAAAGAACTGCTGCGTGACCGCCACGTCGCCTCCCCGGTTCGTCACCTGGGCCGGGGCCACGTTCGACCCCGTAGCCTGCGCTGTGCGCCGCAGAGGCGCGAGCGCAGCGCCGCCGGGGGCCACGGGCGCCAGAGCCTTCTCCATCGCCCTGGCGGGCACACGCACGTTCTGCGTGATGCCGTCCCCGACCATCTCTGCGATCTTCCGGCCGGACTGCTCCGGGTTGCCGAGGCCGGACAGCGGCCCCTCCTTGGCGGGCGAGAACGGCAGGTAGGCGCGGATCGTGCCCGCGAGGTTGCCCGCCGCCGAGGCGACTCGGCCGATCATGGCGTTGATGCCGTCGATGAGCCCCTGCACCACGTTCCGGCCCGCCTGGTACAGCAGTCCACCCAGGTTGCCGAGCGCGTTCCGGATGCGGCCGGGCAGCCCCGAGAAGAACCCGACCACCCGCCCGACGCCGCGTCCGGCCGAGGTGGCGAGGCGGCTGAACCCGTTGCTGAACAGCGTGCTCGCCGTCGACCACAGGGCGCGCACGAACGCGAGCGCGCGGTTCCGCAGGTTGAGGAACCCGTTCACCACCCGGGTCACCCACGAGAGCACGCCGGTGATGACCCGGACCTGGAACTGCGTGAAGTTCTGCACGACGCCGTTCCACCAGTTGCGGACGAGGGTGAGCACCTGCTTCCCGCCGTTGTTGAAGTAGTTCTTGATGGTGTTCCACAGGAACTCCACGACGCTGCCGAGAATGTCCACGACGCCCTCGGCAATCTGCACGAGGCCGGACCATGCCTTGTCCCAATCACCGGTAAAGACACCGGTGAGGAAGGTAATCAGGCCGCCGAGAATGTCGAAGATTCCGCCCACTACGTCCACAATCAGGTTGATTGCATTGACGACCTGAGCGCCGAATACCGTGAGGAACACGTCAAGGATCGGCATGAGCACCGGGATCAGGCCGGAGATAGCCGGGTACAGGTTCTCCATGAACAGCCCGGCGATCCGGCTGATCGCCCCGCCGAGCGCCGTCAGGATCGTGCTCACGAGCGGCGCGAGCGCGCCCACGAGGCCGACCACCAACTGGATGATGACGCCGATCACGGGCGCGAGCGCGGTCAGCGCCCCGCCGACGGCCTGCCCGAGCACGGCGGCGAGCGGGAGAAGGATGTTACGGAGCGCTGCAATCTGGGGCAGCAGTGCGCCGACGACGGCGAAGATGCCCTGGAAGATGGGCACGATGACGCCGCCCAACTGCCGGATCGCCTCGCCGCTCTGCTGGATCAGGCCAAAGAACGCCTGGAGGCCCTGCTGCGCCTCGGCCGTCTGGAGGAAGGCGGCCAGTTGCCCGGTCGCCTGCTCCAGGATGTTCAGCAGCGTGGCGCCCTGCTCGGCCCCGGCACCGAACACGGTGACGAGGATCGAGCCGACGTTGCCGATGATGCCCACGAGCGTGCCCAGGATGGCGTTGCTGCCCCGCAGGAAGGCGTTCAACTGCCCGCTCTGCGCGACGCCCTCGGCCCACCCCGCGAACGCCTCGGCGCCGGTGCTGATGGCGCGAGCCATCTCGGTGGCCGGGCCGATGCTGCCGCCGAACAGCGCGAAGAACCCACGCGCGATCGAGCCGACGGCGGGCAGGATGGCGGCGAGCGTGTCGTTGAGCCCGCCCAGGATCGCGTCGATCTGGCGGACACGGGTGCCCTCGGTGGCCCACGCGGTGAACCCCCGGATCGTGCCGTTGAGGATGCCCGCCGTCTCCGTCAGCGAGGACTGGAGCACGGGCAGGAACGTCTCCCCGATGCGCGAGATGTCCTCGCCCACGCCCTGGAAGAACCGACCCTGGATCGAGCGCTGCACGCCCTCCCACGCGGGGCCGAGGGCGGTCACGGCGGAGACTACCTGGCGAGCCGAGGGCGCCAGGTTCTTCATCGCGGCGTCGAGTTCCTTCTGCGTCTCGGCCGAGACGGCGCCGGTCGAGGCCAGTTCCTCCTGCGCCTTGCTCTGCGCATCGAACGCCTCGGTCAGGCCCTGGCTCGCGATCTGCGTCGTCGCGGCGGCGAGCCCGAGCGAGGCGAAGATCGTGCCCGCCGAGAGCGCGCCGCCTGCTGCCTGCCCGAGCGCGCCGCCGACGGCGACCGCCCCGGCGACGATGCCGCCGAGCAGCGCGGGGATCGGGACGATCGCCCCGATGAGCCCCGCCCCCGCGCCGCCGACCTTCGCCAGCGAGAACTCCAACTGCCCGAACGTGCTGATGGCGTCCTCGTTGCGGGAGGCGCCCCGGCCGATGCCCTTCGACAGGCTCGTGCCGATCTTGTCGCCCTCCTGCTCGGCGTTGCGCGCCGCCCGGCGGGTGCCGCGAACGAGGTCGCGGTCCAGGTCGTCGAGGTCGGCACCCACCTCGATTACTGCCTCACCGAGAGACTGCGCCACCCCGGATCACCTTCCTCGTGCTGGTCGGCCGCGCGATCCGGGCGTGCCGTTGCTGTTCGCCAGGGTACCGCGCGGGCGCGGCGTGGCCCTGGCCTTGGTGGTGCCGTCGGGTGCCGGTGGCTTGTCCGGCTGCACCTGCGACTTGAACGCCTGGAAGGCGCTCGTCTCGTTGGCCGCTGACCACGGGGATTCCGGCGGGGGCTCCTCGCCCTTCGGCGGCATCCACAGTTTGCGGTCAAACTTGGCTAAAGCGTTCTCATCCTGCGCATTCCGGGTGGCCCAGTAGTAGATCAGGTTGAGCAACCGGTCGATCGGGAGCGCAGCGATATCCGTGTTACGTGACGTTGCCCAACCCTCCAGGGTCGGCCAGTTCTCCGACGCCAGGTGGAGCAGCCGGAACGTCACGTAGTAGGGCGGCCCGCGACCTTCTTCTGGAGCCAGCCGAGGATGGCCTCCAGGTCGGGGACGTCGAAGTCGTCCGTCTTGTCCTTGAGCCGGTTGATGAAGTACTGGCTCGGCGGGTTCGGCTCGGAGCCCTCGTCCGCCACGTACTCGGCGTCCAGGCCCTCCTGGAGCCAGTCGAAGGTCTCCTTGGTGAGGGAGATGATCGTGCCGCCGCCGACGGTCTCCAGGAAGATCTGTGCCTGCTTGGGCGGGAAGAACTTGAACGGGGTGCCGTCCACCGTGAACTCGATGGGCTTCTTGTTCCGGGTGCCGGTGGTGAATGCCATGGATGCGCTCATACGCAGAGCGTATCCGACGTACGTCACACGTCAGATTTTCAACTGCGTAAGCACTCGGCTCAGCCACCGAGTTGCCCGGATTCCGCGGACTCGCTTCGCGAAGACGAACGCCCCGCTCTTGCCTCGGAACCGCAGCACCTTGGCCGTGCGCGGGCCGTGGTCGCGGGTGCCGCGCTCCAGCCAGATGCCGGTGTCGAGGTTGGTGCCGATCTGGTAGTTCACCGGGCGCCGAGCCGAGGGGAAGCGCTGGTACTGGACCGAGTTGCGGGTGCGCCCCGTGTCGACGCTGCCGTCCGTCGTGAGGTTCATCCGGGCGCGGTCGCGAGCCTGCCCGGCCACGCGCCGGGTGAACGTGTCGACGTCGCCGCCGGGCGCGCTCAGGCGCGCGATGGCCGCGCGGTCGAGCGTGATACGCACGCGGGTGCGGCTCACGACGCCACCCAGACCGAGGGCTCGGGGAAGTCGTACGGCTCCACGGGCTCGGGGTGGTCCTCCGGGCAGGCGCACGAGCCCTGCGCGAAGTAGACGCGCCACTCCCCGCCCATGCAGCCGCCCTCGGTCTCCTTGGGCGTCCACTGCTGGATCATCTTCTTGCTGAGCGTGGGGTTCGGCTGCCAGCAGCAGCGGATCGCCGTCTCCAGCAGCGCGGCGTCACGGTTCATGGCGGCGGCGTCGGCGGTCATCTGCTCGCCGGTCGGGGCGTTCATGTCGTCGTCGATGGTGTGCGCACACCGGAGCACCGAGACGCCCAACTGCACGGCCCAGAACAGCGGGTTGCAGTTGCTCGCCGTGGTGTCGATCGAGGGGAACGTGCGGCTCGGGAACCGCTCGATCACGCGGACGGCCAACTGCCCGGCGCAGCAGTCGTCGTCGGGCACGGTGGCCCCGGGGTTGAGGAACGCCTTGCCGACCGGGACACCGGCCTCCACGAGCGCGCCGTTCGCGCAGGTGAGCAGCGCCCACATCTCGGCGGTCAGGGTGTCAGGGATCACGGCCATGCAGCCAGAGTAGACGGATTTCGCGGCAGGAGTTGTTCGTCGCGCTTACTGATGCTAATGTTACGTACGTCAGCACAAACCGCCAGACCAGGAGGTCACCATGAACACCGCCACCGTCAAGCAGATCGAGTTCATCAACCGTCTCCAGGCCGAGCGCCGCTGGGAGACCACCCCGGCGATGGCGACCATGGTCGAGGACGCCCGGTTCGCCTGGCGGAAGGGCGAGTTCAGCAAGCGGGATGCCTCGCTGCTGATCCACGACCTGGGGTTCATGCCGCGCCGGGACGCCGAGGTCGCGAAGAGCGCCGACGCCGTCGAGGACCGCGTCAGCCTGGAGGGGATGCACCGGCTGGGCGGCAAGATCTACAAGGTCCAGGTCGCCGTGAACGGCTCGGGCAACGAGTACGCCAAGGAACTGCGCAACCTGGGCGACGTGGACGGGTTCGGCTTCGTCTACGCGCCGGGCGTCGTGCGCAAGTTGTCGGTGCGCACCCGGCTCACGCTGGAGGAGGCCAAGGAGTTCGGCGCCCTCTACGGCACCTGCTGCGTGTGCGGCCGAACGCTGACCGACGAGAAGAGCATCGCGGCGGGCATCGGCCCGGTCTGCGCTGGCAAGTTCTGACCCACCCCGGCCGGGCGCCCCGCGCGCCCGGCCTCACCCCGGAGGAGAGCACGATGGCAACACAGCAGGTCAAGGAGCCGGTGTACGAGTACACCTGCGACGGATGCGGCAAGTCGACGATCGTCGTCGAGGGCGAGGACCAGCCGCTCGGCATCGAGGGCAAGGTGGCCGAGCACCACGCCGGTGGCGGCAACGGGGGCGACTTCTGGGCCTGCTCCCGGAAGTGCCTGCGCAAGGCGATCATCACGGTCCTGGACGAGGCCTACTGATGGGCGCCGAGATGCTGCCCGCGTGGGTCGAGGTCGGCGCCCACGCGCTGGTGACGTGGGGCCTGCGCGACGAGTACGTCACGAAGGTGGTGGTCACGAAGATCACCCCGTCCGGCCAGGTCGTGCTGAACGGCGGCCAGCAGAGCGAGCGCCGGTTCATGGCCCGGGACTTCAAGGCGGACGGCACGGCGCACCGCTGGGGCTCCGGCACGTTCGCCTCGTCGTACGACCTGTACTCGATCGACCACGAGCGGGCGCCGCGCATCCTCGCGCAGCAGGAGCAGAACCAGACCTGGAACCGGGTGCGCCGGGACATGGACGCGCTGGAGAAGGGCAAGACGCTGAACGACGCCGCCGCGCTCGTGCAGTCGCTGACCTCGTGGAGGCGAGCGGTGGAGAACTTGTCCGCTCTGTCCTGATCGTTCTTCCTTCATCACCCACCCTCCTTATAGGGAGGGTGGGTGATGATGAAAGAAGAACACGACTAGGTGACCGGCCAGGTCTGCTGCCGGTACCGGGGCGGCATCCGGTCCGGGCTGAGCACCCGCCACTTGCGCGGCCGGTTCACCACGGAGGCCACCCACGAGTCGATCAGCCAGATGCCGGTGTGCCCCGTGTCGATGTCGTCGAACGAGTCGAGCACGGCCACCGTGACGCCCTGCCGGGTGATCGACTGCACCCGCTGTGGCAGCCCGCAGGACTTGTCGCCGCACGCGGCCTTGGCGAGTTCGTTCGCGAGCCGCCCGGCCGCCACCTGCCCGCCCTTGGGTACGGCCGTGCCCTTGGTGTACGTGACCGACCAGGTGTCCTCCTGGCCGTCCATGAGGTTCATGTTCTGGCAGGTGGGCCACCGGCCGCCGTCGGTCCGCACGAGGAACCGCCCGTTGTCCACGCGGTAGGCCAGCGACGACAGCACCTCGCCGTCGATCTGCACCTGCTGCACGGACGCGATCGGGCCGGGCAGCCGCAGCGACGCCGTGCTGTCGCAGCCGCAGGTGTCCCCGCACGAGCCGCACCCGATGTTGAGCCAGGCGCCCTGGATAAGCACGGGGGTGAACGGCGCCGCGAGCGGGCCGCCCGCCCCGCCCCAGAACGTCGAGACGCCCTCGTAGCAGGGCTGGCGGCACGGCCGCAGGGTGACCTCGCACTGCCCGTACTTGCGCCCGGTCCAGTCCCACAGGTACGTCGCAGCCATCTCCTCGAACACGGCCACGCCGGACGCGGGCAGGGACGCCAGCGGCTCGGGCAGGCCGCCGCCGCACGCGCTGTAGTCGATCGGCCACGAGCACGGCGCGTCAGGGGAGAGCGCCGTCGTCGCGTCGAACGCGAGCGAGAACGCGTCGCTGAACTCGTTCTCGGCCACCATCAGGCGGCCGTCCCGTCTGCGAACCGCCACGACGCGCCGTTCCACCAGACCGGGCGGCCGACCGTCGTGTCGAAGTAGGCGAACCCGGTCGGCCGGATCGTGGGCCGCTGCGCCGTCGTGCCGGTCGCACCGAGCGTGCGGAACGGGCGCACGAGCACCGCGCCCATGCTGACGTGCGAGTCCAGCACGATGCCCACCGTGGACGCCGACACCGTGTTGGTGAGCACGCCGACTGCGCTGGAGTAGACCGTCGACCCGGCGGCGAACGCCGACGTGTTCAGGTCCCGCACGAGGCCGAACACCGTGACGTTGCCGTTCGCGTTGTTCGGGATGTCCTCGGTCGTCACTGCACGGATGCCGCCCTGGCCGTCATCGAGAGCGATCGTCGGCTGGTTGCCGACGTTGCCCGTGATCCGCACCGCGCGACCGTTCAGGATCGTGGCGCCCGAATTGTTCCGCACGTTGATGCGCGACTCGTAGCCCACCTGGATAGAACTCGTGGGGCTCGTGTCGATGTCGAGCGTGCCCTCCTCCGGGTTCCAGTGGACGTGGCCCGCCAACTGCCCCGGGTCGGGGAGGGACGTGTCGAACAGCAGCCCCTCGATCGGGTCGGTGCCGTCGGTGCGGTGCCACAGCGCCGTGACGGCCGCGCGCACGTCCGCAGCGTCGATGGCGCCCGTTGCGTTGTCGGGCAGCAGGTCCAGAATCTCTGCGAGCGTTGCCATGGGGAGTCCTCCTCGTTCGGGGCCAACATACGGCAGCGGCCCCGCCCCGTGAGGGACGAGGCCGCTGGTGTTCCTACGGCCGGATCAGGGGCCGACCGGCAGGAACGGGACGAAGCCGCACGCCGACGGAGGCGGCGCGACGCCGGTCTCCACGAGCAGCAGGTGGTCGAGCGGGTCGAGCGCCGTCGGCAGCACCGAGGGGACGCCCGTGTCCATGAGCACCGCGTACGGGCCGACACCCCACGCGTTGCCGCCGCGCGTGAACGCGCCGGTCATGGAGAACGTGATCGCGTCCTCGCCGGTCACCTCGATGTCGCCCAGGACGCCCGCGTTGATGAAGGGGAGCAGCAGGTAGCCGCTCGCCTCCTCGTCGCCCGGCTCGCAGGCGCGACCCGACAGGCCGGTCCACAGTTCGAGGGCGAACTTCTTGTCGATCGTGCCCTCGGCGACGGTGATACCAGCGTTCTCGTCGTCGTAGTCCTGGTAGGGCTCGGCGTTGGTGGTCAGGGACGCGAGGTCCGGGTCCACCCCGCAGAACTCCATCTCCAGCGTGAACCGCTTGAACGAGTCGCTGGTGCGCTCGTTCACGCACAGCGAGCCGTCCGCCTTGCGGGTGATGATTTCCGTGCCCTCCTCGATCTCCGAGGTGAGCGTGAGCGAGATGAAGCCGTCGGTCGCGACGACGGACGTCAGGTCCCCGGACGCAGGCAGGTTGCCGCACTCGTCGAGCGCGGTTGCCCGGATGCGCTTCCCGAGGACCGGGATGAAGCACTTGGTCATGGCTGAGTCCTCCTGTGGAGAGCCCGGCCCAAGCGCCAGCGACGTACATCTGTGCCCAGGCTATCCGCCTGGTTTGCTACCCGAGAACCGCAGCGATCGGGTCGTAGTCCTTCTCGTCTGCCGGGGCCGGGTCCTCTACGGGCTCGTCCTCGGGTCCAGCCGCCTCGTCAGCGTCCTCTGCCGCGTCCGGGGCACCGGCGTCGGTCGGCTCCGGCTCGGTCGCTCCAGCGGGCTCCTGTGCGTCCGACTCCAGGGGGACCGAGAGCAGTTCGAGCGCGAGGTCCGCCGGGTCGGGCTGTTCGGCGTCCCCCTGCGGCGCCGACTGCCCGGCCGCGAACAGGTCCACGAGCGCGAGGCGGGGGTCCGGCTCGGGCGCGGCCGGGGCGGCTGCGGCCCGCTTGATGCGGCGGAAGCCGCCGTCCATCACGAGGCGTGCCATCAGACAATCTCCGTCTCTACCTCGAACGCCATCGGCTCCGGGCACTCGTCCCAGCCGACGAGGTACCGGCGCTCCGCGACGCCGTACAGGTTGTTCTGTGCCCGGTCGAGCAGGTCGCCCGGCCGGTTGGTGGCCGTGAAGACCTCCGAGCGGTACAGCATGAGCGCCGGTGCCGCGACGAGCCACCACCCGGCCGTGCCTGACGGGCTCGTGCCGGGGTAGCCCGCGCCCGCGATGACCGGGGTGCCGAGCCGGGTGTAGAGCCGGGCGCCGCGCACCTCCAGCAGCATCTCCCCCAGCAGCAGAGCAGCCAGGTAGCGGGACATGTGGATCGTGCCGAGCGAGCCGTACTCCGTGGCGATGTACTGCTCCGCCGCCGCGAGCGCGAGGCGCGGCGCGAGCGCACCGGCGCCGGAGTCGCTGCCCTCGGCAAAGTTCGGGGTGTTGCCGAGGTCGCCAGTCCAGACAGCCTGCTCAGCGCGAGCCTCCTCGCGGGCGATCAGGTGCTCGGTCGCGCGCTCGTTGGCGTACTCCAGCGAGTGGCCGATCGGGCTGCACTCGTACGAGCCGTAGACCGTGAACGGCACGGCGTCGTCCACGCCACCCGGGATCGGGAACGCCTTGGGCAGGCCGATGGTCTCGACCTCGGGGTCGCAGTCGACCGGGCCGATGCCGGACGCGGGGCCGCAGTTCAGCGGCTCCCACACGACGCCGTTCTCCCACCGGGAGTTCCCGGCCGGGCGAGGGGTGACAACGGACAGCAGCCCGAACGGCAGCGCCGTGCGAGCGATGGGGTCGACGACGGTCGCCGGTGCGAATGCCATGCGGACTATCCCTCCTGGTCAGTGGGGCGGACCTGCCGACGGGCGGCCTCCGAAGAGACCGCCCGCCGAGAGGGACTGCTACGGGGCGACGACCAGCGTGCCGTTGCAGGCGATGTCCACGCCTGCGCCGGTGGCGCCGTCCGGGCAGACGTTGACGGTCACGACGCGGGAGTCGTGGCACATCTTCGCCATGAGGTAGCCCTCCTCGGTGAACAGGGCCGTGTAGTTGTTCTGGCCGAGCCCGACGGAGTCGTAGATCGTGTCCAGGGTGATGACGTCCGCCGCGCCCTTGACCCAGGTGCCCGCCGGGTAGAGCAGGAAGTCGACCTCCGAGGGCCAGGCCGTGAAGCCCGAGGCCGGGGTGGTGGCGATGTCCTGCCAGTCGTAGACGAACTGCGGCGAGATGCCGCGCTGCGTGAACCACGCGTTGATCTGCTGGTTCGTGACCGACAGCATGTCGACGCCGAGGCGGCGCGACAGGTCGGACCGGACGACGCCGTGCGTCCACATCGGGAACACGGCCTCCAGGGTGGCCGTGCGCGACATGCGGTTGACGGTCCGCAGGTGCTCCACCTGGAGTTCGATCGCCGTCAGCAGCGGGGCCGTGGCGCCGACCTGCCCGGCGGGCATCGTGATGGCCGTCGAGCCCGCCACCATCTTCTCGATGATGTTGGCGTTGAGCCGGTGGTCGTGGCCGATGAGCGCACCGCGCAGCACGCGCGCGATGACCTCGGGGTAGCCGCGCGCCTGGAGCAGGCCCGCCGTCAGGCAGAGACCGCAGACGTCGAGGCGCTCCTCGTCGAACTCGGGGCACTCGATGTGGTAGCAGGGCTTGTCGCCCTCCACGTTCGGGTCGCCCGGGTTCGCGCCCGGCGCGTAGGTCCCGTCGATGTCGTCCTGCTCGGTGAAGCAGAAGCCCGTGGCCGAGTAGATGGACGAGAAGTCCGGACCCTGCGTGAAGTTGATGCCACCCCGGTTGATGGTGATTTCCGGGACGGACAGGAGGCCGTCACGGGTCTCCAGTTCGCACAGGTCGTAGATCGTCTCGGACGGCGCGCACCAGCCACCGGCCGCGAGCAGCGAGCCCGAGCCGCCCTTGCCGTTGTCGAGCAGGGCCTCGTTGCGCGCGGCAGCGATGACCTCCTCGATGTGCTGCGGGTCCTTGTTCTTGACGAGGAACCGCTCGTCGATCGGCTTCTGGATGACGGCCAGGTTCCCCTGCTCGCGCAGGCGGCGGCCCGAGCGCGCAGCCGCAGCGTAGTTCTGCTGCGGGAACGAGCGCAGGCGGTCGTCGAGGGTGCCCGCGAGGGTGCCCCAGTCGATGCCCTGGCCGCTGTCCGGCGTCTTGAGGATGTCGCGGATCGACCGGTTGCCGTACCGGTCGGCCGGGGCCTCCTCGCGCCGGGGCGCGGCGGCGCGCGGGCGGCGCACCTGCGAGAGCGGCACGCGGCGAGCGCCGGTGCCGGACGCGACGAGCGAGCCGTCCTCGACCGGGGCGTCCTCCACGGGCGCGTCCTCGACCGGGGCCGGGGTGCCGTCCACGACGGGCTCCGGCTCCTCGACCGTGCCGGTCTCGCCACCGAGCGTGATGCCCGCCGTCGCGGCGAGGTCGGCCGCAGCCGCAGCGCGCTCGTCGGCCTTGGCCTGGCGCGCGTCCTTCTCGCCCTTGGTGCGGGTGATGCCGTCGGTCAGCGCCGAGAGCGCGTCGACCTGCGCGTCGGTCAGGCCGGTGCCGTCGCCGTAGACCTCCTGGAAGGCCTCCAGCGCCTGGTTGAGCAGGCCGTCAACGGCCGCGTCGTCCAGCCCGGAGAAGTCCTCGGGGAACGTGATCGCGTCGTCCTCGACCGGCTGGTCCTCGTAGTTGGTCGCCAGCGGGAAAAGCGACTCGCGCCGCCCGCCGAAAATCTTCGCCATGGAAATCCTCCTGTGAGGGAGGTCCGGCCCTGCGCGCCAGCGACGTATCTCTGGTGGGAGAGTAGCACCTACGCACGTACGCAAGAGCCCCGACCACCGCAGATGCGGTAGCCGGGGCTCGGTGCGTCAGCCGGTGCAGGCGCCGTCGCGGTAGTACTGGCCCACCTTGCAGGCCATGTAGACCCGCTCGCCCACGCTGCGCCAGCCCGCCTCGGGCTCGTGCTTGCCGGGCGCCCCGCCGACCTCCTCGCGGAGGTAGAGGTTGTACGAAGCGGGCCGGTACTGCTGGCACGAGTACGGGTACGAGCGCGACTGCGGCTTGCCGTTGATGGTCGTGGTCTCCGTGCGGTAACACGTCGTCCAGTACCACTCGGCCGCGCTGTACTGCTTCTCGACCACGGTCCCCTCGCTGGGGCCGCAGCCGGTCAGGGCCACCGCCGCGAGGATCGCGACGACGGCGGCCCCGAACCGGCGCCTCACGCGCCGCGCCGAACGTACGTCGCGGCCGAGGCGAGCGTCACGCGCTTGGCGATGCGCGACGCGCCGAGCGGGCGGGCGATCAGCCACTCGCCTTCGATCTGCGTCACCTTCTTGCCGGTGTGCCGGGTGCGCGCCCGGGTGACGAGCACCGTCGGCATGCCGTCCTCGCTGAGCAGGATGTCGCCCGGCATGACGCGCTGCGCCGAGGTCACGAAGTCCGCCGAGGTGGGGGCGAGGGTGGTGTTCATGGGGTCCTCCTGGTATCGGGGTGGGTTGCTGTGCTGACTTGCGTCACCTGCTCCGGACTTGCACCGGGGGCGCCTACGCGCTGCGGGTGGTGACCCTGACGGGGCCTGGTGGATTCCCAAAGCCAGGCCCCGCCGGGAACTCAGGAGAAGGCGGCGAGGATGTCTTCGCTGCTGGCGAGGCCAGCGCGGACAGCCTGCTCCTCCTCGATGACCCCGATGATGAGGTCGGTCTCTGCGATGCGCTCCTTGCGGTCGGCCCCGACGTACAGGTTGACCAGGTTGCGGCGGTCGGCGTGCGCCGAGTCGCGCAGCGCCGAGAGGATCGCGTCCGGCAGGCCGGAGACCTGCGCGGCCACCTGGTCACGGGCGGCGAGCCGGGCACGGGCGGCCCAGGCAGCGTCCTCCTCGGCGCGCTTGGCGGCGGCAGCGGCCTCCTCCTCCTCGACGGTGGCCTGGTACATGGCGACCATCTGGCGGGCGAGACCCGGGTTCGCGGCGATGACGATGATCTTGTCGTCGTCGCCGAGCGGCATCAGGTAGTTGCGGACCTCGATGACGAACCCGCCCTGCGACAGGAACGGCGTGCCCTGGACCAGGTCGCCCTCGGCGTTGAGCGAGAACTCGATCTGCTGGCCGTTGCGCAGAACCTTCATGATGACCTCCGGGTGAGTTGCTGTTGTGCTGACATACGTAACATTAGCGTCCCGGCTCGGGCCGCGCAACCCCTGGGGATAAGAAATCCCCTGACCAGCGACATCGCCGCTGGTCAGGGGACAGAAATTGCTTCTCAGGAAGCGGGCGCCGGGGCCGGTGCAGGCTTCGGAGCGGGCTTCGGGGCGACCTTGGCGGCGGTCTTCGCCGCGCTGGTAGCCGCCGGGTTCTTCCGGGGGCGCTTGTTACAGGCGCACATCGGGTGCCTCCTTCTCGTGTGACATGTCGGGTACAGCCTACGACGCGAGGCCCAGGCTGGAGGCGAACGCGAGCACGCGGACGCGCTTCGCCATGGCGGCGGCCTCCGCCAGCCGCTCGTCCGACGCCGGGGCCGCCGCGCGCTCGCGCTCGCGCTCCACGTTCGCCAGCCGCTTGAGGTAGCGCAGGTCGTCGAGCGACAGCGCGCCGGGCAGCCCCGGGGCGATCACCTCGCGCGGGGCGAGCATGCCCGCCGCCACGAGCGACTGCATCGCGCCGCCCGCGACCAGCGCGCGCGTGCGGGGCACCGGGAACCCGGGCACGTTGACGCCGAGCGCCGCGACCAGTTCCATGCCCGCGCCGATGCGCCGCCAGTCGCCCGAGATGGGCGAGGCACGCAGCGCGCGCACCTGCTCCGGGGTGGCACCGGGCTTCACGATGCCCGCCACCCAGATGCCGTAGGCGTCCTCGCCCGCGCGCACGTAGGCAACGGCCGTGCCGCTGTTGTCGTAGTGGGCCAGCGCCTCGGGGCTGCGCAGGTTGGCGTCGGCGTGGCCGGTGTCGATGGTCAGGTGCCCGACCGCCACCTCCGTGCCGTCGTCGGCCTCGATCGCGCCGGTGTGGAAGAACGCGTACCCGCTCGGGGACGACGGCGGGGTGACGCACTGCCCCGGGTAGCCGATGTGGCAGGTGTCCCAGGTGGCGATGTGCCCGAACACGCGGCCGGTGTCGCTCACGGTGAGCGGCGTCGGGCCGTCGAGGTCGGGCGCGCCGAACGCGCTGCGCGGCGGCGCGACGCGGGCCGGGGCGGCAACCGCCGACGCCGTGAGCGCGGGCAGCAGTTCGTTCGCCAGCGCGTCGCCGTCGATCAGCGTGATCAGCGCCTCCGCGAACGCGGGCGTCGCGACGAGCGTGGCCGCGCGGATGCGGGCCGACGTCGTGACCATCATCTCGTCGTCGCTGCTCATGCTCGCGACGGTGACGTAGCCGCGCTCGTCGACGGCGTTCCGCTCCTCGCCCTCGGGCCAGATCGGCTCGCCGGTCTCCGGGTCGTAGCCCTCGGGCTGCACGGACTCCATCGGCTGGAGCAGTTCGGCCTTCACGCGGATCTCGAAGGAGATGTCGTCGAGGTCCATCGAGATGCCGGGCGTCAGCCCGTCCTGCACCTGGCGGTAGGCCTCGCGGCCGATGTCCGAGCCGAGGTCGAACGCGCCCGAGCCGACGATCGCGCCGTTCTCGCCGCGCGTGATGTCGGTGATCCAGCCGACCACCTGCGCGCCGAGGTGGCCGCCGTTGTTCTCGGGCGCCCACAGCAGCGGCACCGGCAGAGTCCACGACAGGGCGTTCGCCTCGATGAGCCGCCCGTCGCCGGTGGCCCGGTTCTCGAAGCCGATCGGGCCGGACCACTGCGCGGCCGGGCCGCCCGCCGCGATGAGCGCGTTGACGCGGTCGATGACGGCGGAGTCGTAGGCGTGCACGGTGGCGGCAGCCGTGCACGGAGCGCAGTCGGCGTCGGTGGACGCTGCGCGGGCGGCGGCCTCGTCGACCGCGAGCAGGTCGTACTCACCCAGGCGGGCGAGTGGGATGGGGGTGAAGCGCGTCACGGGGAACCTCCGTAGGTCCCGTGCGGCCCTCGCGCCAGCCACGTACGTATCTGCCGCCAGGGTAGCCGATCTGCCCTCTGACCTTCTTTCATCATCACCCCTCTCCCTTAAGGGAGGGGGTGATGATGAAAGAAGAACGATCAGAGGATGGACGCGCCCACCATGGTGCAGCGGCAGTTGACGGTCTCGCTCGGGATGCCCGCCGGGTCGCCCGGCATCATGAGCGGGGTGACCCCCACGACGAACGGCTGCGTGATCGGCACGGCCTGCCGGTCCGCCTCGCGGTGGCTCGGCCGGGTGCGGGCGTCCTCGGTGGCGATCCAGACCTTGGTCGCCTCGCCCTCGTCCGCGAGCGCCGCGAGCCCGGCCGCGTTGTACGCGCCGGTGCTCTCCGTGCGGGCGATGCGCTGCGCGCGCACCTGCCAGTAGGACTCCTCGGCGTCGAGCGCGAGCCGCGCCCGGTTGCGCTGCGCTTGCAACTGCCCGACGACGGGGTCGCTCTCGCGGGCCGCCTCGCGCGCGGGGGTTCCGGGCGGGCCGAGCGGGTCGAGGATCGCCTCGATGTCCGTCGTCAGGCGCTCGTACTCGCTGCGCCAGTACGCGCCGTCGGTCTCCCAGGACAGATCGGCTGCAATCCGCCCAGACAGTTCGTTGTTGGACCAGCCGAACGACGCCGCCAGCGTGACCGCCACGCGCACGAGGTCGAACGCGGCGTCGGGCAGGGGCGGCGTCAGCCCCTCGACGAGCCGGTCCGAGACGTGGGCCAGGTACTCGTCCAGGTTGTCCAGGCTGGAGACCGTCTCCTCGCCGTCCGACGTCGCCCCGTACCCGGCTCGCCACGCCGCGCGCACGGCGGCAATCACCGTGTCGCTGACGAACTCGGCCCACCACGACGACAGCGTGCCCACCGTGAGCGGCCAGACGCGGGTCGCCCCCGGGCTGAGCGCGGCCACGAGCGCCTGCGGGTTGGGCGCCTGCCGCAGCCCGTAGTCGGCGGCGTCGTTGACGGCCGCCAGGAAGCCGCGCACGGCCCGGTCGACAGCCGGGGCCACGATGTCCTCCTCGACGCGCTCCAGGTCCGCCAGCATCCCCGCCTGGGTGCGCTGACGGAGCGTCACGAGCGCACCTCCGGCAGAGGAACGCCGAGCCGGGCCGCGAGCCAGTACCGCAGCGACACGGCGTCGTGCTCCAGCCCCCGCTCCAGCAGCAGGCGGACGTACTCGTTGAGCGAGGCGCTGACGTCCTCGGCCGCGATACCGAGGGCGTCGGACCGGCGCGACGCGAGCAGCGCGGGAAGCACGTCCCACGCCGTTTCGAGCGTGCGGGCTACGTCCTTGGGGTCGGGCCGCCACTGCGTGTGCGCGACGTGCCACGGCCGCCCGTCGAACTCCTTGAAGCGTGACCGAGGCTGCCGGACGATCTTGCGCCCGAGCGCGTCGAGCGCCTTGATGACGAGCACGTCGCACACGTCGAGCAGCGCCGAGCGCTCCGCCGTCGCGGGCAGCGACCAGGCGCCGCACGCGGGGCACGGCGCGACGGGTGCCGTGCCGGTGGGGATGGTGGTGGTCACGCGGGGCCTCCTG